ATGAAGGAGCTTCCGCCAGAAGGGCTTGATGTGAATTATTATGCAGGTTTTTTGGATGGTTGGAGAATTGCAGATGGCTGCGGTGAAAGATTAGACAGTCAAAATGCAAAAGCTTTAGATTGGGCAGAAAAATACGCACCCATGTGCGGCTTAGTAGTAACAGGTAGGTCACAGTCTAAAATTATGGATACAAATATAGGAAGGCAGAGTGCGCCTTTAGGCTGTGTTTACCTAAGGCCTTCAAGTGAGGTTACCTGGAAAGTAACAAAAATTGAACCTATGAAAGGACTACATCCGGTTTATTGTGCCGTCGTTCCAAAAATAAAAGCCTTCACCCTTTCGGGTGGAATCTACACAGGTAACTGCGTGGTTGTTTTGCTGGCTCAGTTGAGCGACGAAGGTATCATTCGCTACTCGAAGGCTTTGAAAGAACACTCCAGTAATATGTGGAGTTGGATATACAACTCCGAGGCACGAGAGAGTCATCTAATCAACATTCGTCAGGACAAAGCTCGAAATCAGAAATCCTTTGATTTTGTCCTACAAGAGAATTTTGAGTGCATGAGGATTGGCGACTTTGAAGGTGAAGAACTACCAAGTAGCTCTCAGCCTAAAAAGAAAAAAGCAACTTGGGGCAAGAAGCCTGCCAGTAAAAGGGACAAAGCCGAGAATGAACCCGACAACAAGGTGAAAAAGGCCAAGGTCAAACGTGATGACTACTACGAATTGTGACCTGGGGAGATACGGCGTGATTGAACATCGTGGGAAAAAGGGTTGCTTAGTTGGTGGAAGCCTAATAGCTACTCGATTTGGGTTCCGTATGCTGTCGGAATTATGCCCACGATCAGAAGGAACTGAAACGCCTAACGACCTTCAAGTGTATTCTCCTGTTGGCCTTGTGCCAGTATCAGCAGTTCATAACACAGGTATACAACCAACGGTTCAAGTGACAACCGATATTGGCATTGTTCTAACTTGCACCCTAGATCACGGTTGGTTGGCCGATAGAGAAGGGCAGATGGGTTGGATTGAAGCCAAAGACTTGGCTTATGGTGAAGAGCTGGCTGTTGAATTGGGGGACTGGCCTCGGCACGATTCTCGCATCTTTAACGTCCCACAGAACATCGCCAACAATTACGTCAGAGAAACGGTTATATCCTCGTCAGAACTTGGTATGGATATCGATGATGACCTCCGTTTCGCCTTGCTAGGTTTAGCGTCGTTCGCCTTTCAAAATGGCTCAGGTCTAGTGCTAAAAGGTAACTCAAAAGCTTACAAAGAATGGTCTGACGTGTTTGCCATGAAGATGCTGCGAAACAGTCGGACTAATCAATATGCCCGAAATATTTCGGGCAGTTCCGAAGTCTCGCTACCTCGTGAGTTTTCTAGGTTCTTTGTCGAAAAGATCGTAGGTAGAGGGGAGAACTCTCTTCATGCGTTGCTGTGCCAGAGTACCAGACGATCAGCCTTGGCCTGGTTAGCAGCTCTGATTAGACTTGGTTATTTAGAATTGAAACATTCGGATTGTAAAGTTCAAACTCAGGCTTTTCCTGTGCCTGTAGCGCGTATTTTGCACTTGTTGTTTCTCAGACTAGGTGTAAGAGCCGAATTAGCCATTAGCTTGGGCACAGCCAGTGTGGTTTTACCTACGTCTGTTCTGAATACCAATCTCGACAAGCGAGCTAGCCCGATAGAGAAGACGATGGTAATCGGTGTGAGAAAAGGTGAGCCACAAATGGTCTTTGATTTGACTGTTCCCAATTCTCACAGTTTCTCTGCCTGTGGTTTAGTATCTAGGAATAGCCTATGACAAATGGTGTGCTAACTCACGCAGAGCGCGCAGTTTTATCTGTGGTTAACCAACGCAGTTCCTCAATTGTTGGCAACAATTGCCATCAAGAAAAGTTTAACACTCGGGTAGTAGCTTCGCTCGCTATTCGTGGGTTGGTTCGACGCTTGGATAAAGTAGATATACTCACAATGACAGAGCTTGGTAAGCAAGTTCTCGGTGCAGCAAAATACAATGTCTTGTTAGGGGTATACACGTATGAGGTATTATAACCCTGATGGGAGTCGAAATATGCTGACGCCTGGATACCCAAGTCGTCAGCGACCAGTTATTTTGCAGAAAGCACGAGCGGTTTCTAACCTGTCTGCAAAAGCCTTAGAAAAGCTACGAAAGAAAGCTCGTAGGGAAGAACGTCGTATTAGAAGATGGTTGGATCAAGAGAAGATTGAAATAGATGCGGACCATTATTTGGATCTGCATGCTTCTGTGTCTGAATCGACGATGGTGAATCTCCTAAACGTAGCGTTGAGGAGTAACGCCGTCGTTGATGCTGTTCGTAAGGCAAATATTGCCCTATCTGAAAATTTGAACATGGATGACCTAAGCATTGAGTCTCCAGAAATTGTTAGGTTTACGACACTAGCTGCCCGTTTTGAGATGATGAGGGTAGTGCTAGAAAACATTAGTATTCCAGAACACCATAGAGCGCAGATGCTTTCTAGGTACGTAGAGAGGCTGATACCCACTTCACAATTCGCGGCTCGTAAATCACCTGATCCCTTCGCTCAGGTACAAGAACAACTCAACCGGCTCGGATTGAACAAATGAAATACAGAGCTAAACGCGCCACTGTCCTAGAAAACTGCTTGTCCTGCACCAAGTATTCTAGGTGCAAGTATGAAGCAAAGAAGTGGAATTTTTTGTGCCACAGGTTCCGTTCTGTTGAAGATGACCCCACACCAACGGTGACTGAACCAGAAGTTACACTCCCCAAGAAGAAGGTCAAAACAAAAGGGCTTAAAACCCTTAGAGTGCAGACTACAGATGAAGTTGACCTAGAGGCTACCGATAAAAGTGGTAAGGACTTTAGGAGGTATCTCAAGGAGCTATCAGAAAGCGATGGTGTAATCCTTGATGATCCTAGAGTAGATGACCGTGATTTTAAGCAAGCACCAAACTTTTTAGAGTGGTGTACCGGCAAGGAGTTTCTCAATACTGAACCTTTTGCTAAGCAGCTCCAACTTGGCATACAGTTCCATGCAGAGTGGTGCCCAAAGTGCTCGGACTCTGATTATGTAACAGATATACCTATAGATGCGACGGTCGATGAAATGTTGGAGAGAATCCAACTGATGAACTACGGCAAGTGCCCTCGTTGTAAGGGAACCAGAGCCGAGTTCTTCACTGAGGGCGATCTGCCTATGTTTCAGGACATGATCGCCGTTATCGGACAGCGCGGTGGAAAGTGCGTTTCTGGAGACACTTGGGTGTTGACAGATAATGGCTTACAACGTATGCGGCAGGTTGTAGATCAACAGACAACCACTGTTGCCAGCAATGACGGTTCTGTTCTCGACGTAACCAATTGGTGGAGCAAAGGCCAAAAACCTGTTATTGACTTGACGACTGAGATAGGTCAGATGATCACGCTGACTGGCTCTCATCCGATCTATACCTCTGTTGGGGATAAGAAGGCTAAGGATTGCATCGGGCGATACGTTCCTTTGTATGCAGGGCAAAACAAATTTCCTTCCTTTAAGCGTCGTCACAAGCTGCATCTAGACGGTGCAATTATGGCCGACAGGATCACGCAAGGTTTCGTTGAGGAAAACTTGCACAGTGACGGTCGTAAGAACCCAATGCGTGTTGGGTTATCCGATCTCATAATGACGATGGACAGGGACTTTTGGTTGAAATTCTTACGCCAAGGGTTCTTTTCTCGTTACACTCACGGTCCTGTGCTAGTTTGGCAGTTACCTTTTGCAGGGTTTGCCCGAGACATTCAAACTGTTCTCTTAAACCTCGGTGTCTTCTCTCGTATCATTAAAAAGACCATTACTGTCGAAGGTAGGATGGCTCTACGGCTGGCTAGACTATGTGGAGCTCTATCTCTCGTAAATGTTTGGATGAGTCAGACCGTCTTTAAGGATTATCAGGCCTGGTACGATACCTTTGGTGCTGGCCCTAGAAAGATTATTGAGACAAGCCTGCAAGCCATTTTAGTGGATGTCGAGCCTCATATTCCAGACCTACCCAACTCGACTCATCGCTTCATGCGAGATAGTATGGGTAACTATATCGAGCGTGTTAGGAATAGCGACATTTCTCGTTGGGAGCTGTCCTTTGTTATCCGAAAGTATATCGAGCCGCTTCGCTTCTATCTAAATCCCTTAGGGAAAATGGCGATAGATCGCCTGTATCAGATCATAGATCCAGAGGTTGCTTGGGTTAAAGTGACCGGCGCGCGAAGTGGTCGTATGGTAGACGTTTATGATATTGAGGTGCCGCAGACAAGACACTTCCTTGCTAATGGGTTGTGGGTTCATAACAGCGTCTCTCTTGGTCATAACATCACTTACACTGCTCACAAGTTTATCAAGCTCGGTAATCCTAGCAAATACTTTGGCTTGCCACCTACAATCTTGCATGGAAATGTAGTTGCTACTACTCACGCGCAGGCTAAGGAATCTGTGTGGGACCCAATGCTAGAGTTGATGGACGAAAGCCCTTGGTTCAGCAACTACCACGAGTTCTTGAAAGATCGCGGCGAGACTATTGGTGAGGAGCTATTCCGCATCAAGGACACATTTGCCTACTATCGGCATCGTGGCTTACAGATGGGCCCCAGCTCGCCTAATAAAAGGAACCTTCGCGGTAGGACTCGGTTCTGGGCAGCCATCGATGAGCTTGGCTGGTTCGGTGGTGATGAAGGTGCTGTCAAAACAAACGGTTCGGAAGTATATAAGGCCCTCGCTCGAAGCTTGCAGACTTTAAGGTCTCGTTCTCGTGCGCTCATACAGCAGGGCGTATATGACTTTCCGGTTGCAGGTATGTACTGTATCTCTAGCCCTAGCGACATTAATGATCCTATCATGACGCTCTATCGAGACGCCAGTAAGGTCAAGACAATGTATGCGGTGAACTACCCAACATGGGAGTTCAACCCAATGATTACTAGAGAGGACTTGTCCAGAGAGTTTGAGACGGATTTTGCTGCTGCCATGCGAGACTTTGGTGCTAGACCGCCAATGTCCACATTGCCGTTCGTGAGCAAGTACTCAGACTTTAAGGGTGTATTCAACCGGAACATAACAAATGCCGCCGCGATCAAGCAGTTGAAGGTGATCAGCAAGGGCGGTCGCAAGATGACTGGTGCTTCTATCGACTTTATATGGCATGACGCCTCTATTGGAAAGTTGATGACGCTTGATCCAGGTTCTGTGAACAACTCCTTTGCTCTAACTGTGAGCCACATTGATCCAGAGTTGGGCATAGTCTTTGACCTACTGGCTGAGATTATCCCGCTCAAGCGCCGTGAAATCAACTTCCCTCAAATCGTCAAGCACGTTCTTGAACCCATCATTGAGAAGATGGGTATCAGAGTTATCGCTTCTGATAGGTGGCAGCACAAGCTTCTACTGCAAGGGCTTGAGGAAAAGTACGGTATTCCATATATCGAGTACAAGTGCAAGTACTCGGACTTCCTAGATTGGCGCGACGCCACTAGAGAGGAACAGTATAGCATGCCTGCTCCAGAAATGAAGCGGGATGATATTCTGGCGGTCAATAGTTCCAACTACCGTAACGCCTTTATGGGCAAGCCTATCTCCCACTTGATCTATCAAGCTTTGACTGTCCAAGACGTTCCCGGTAAGACGGTCGAAAAAGGAACAGACACTACCGATGACGTGTTCCGTGCTATGGTGGTTGCACACGCTCTACTCAACGAACCCGAAGTAGCAGAGTTAGTTCAAGGTGAGTTGAGGAATGGTAACTACGGTATCGGTGCAGTGGCAGGTATGTCAGGCGGCTATGGTGGCAGTTCTGTAAAAGGCCATAAGAGCGTCAATATCCCAATTGCCATTGGTGGGTCAGGCGCTCAATCTATACAGGGTAGCCGTTTAGGGGTATTAGGTGGAAAATGAGTCATACCGAAGCAATAGCCGTTGGCGATCTTCATTTGGAAAAACTGTTCAAGTGGTTTGATCCAGAGCTAGCCTTAGCTTATACCTTTTCCGCTTTGGAAGCAGCCTACAAGTACGCAGTTGAGAACTCTGTCCAATTCGTGATACTATTGGGTGATATATTCGACACAGCTACTCCAGAACAGCGGACTGTTGATAGGTTCAACCAGTTTTTGGCGACACACAATAAGGTAACCTGGTTGATTATTCGTGGCAATCATGATATCCATGACACGCACACGTCCAGCCTCATTATCTTGAAGGGCATAGATCGCCTGAATTTGATGCCTCATGTTCGAGTGTTTCTTTCACCTGAGCTATTAGACTTGGATGGCATCAAATTTCTAATGATGCCTTACCCATATCGAAAGATTGATAAGTGGTTAAAGCCCGATGAGTTTGCTGTCGTGTGCCCGCACTTAGAGTTTCGTGGAGCTCAGACCGACAATGGTTTCATCTCTAAAGATGGGGCTAAGCTGCCAAAGGGTTGTCAGATTTGGGTGAGCGGGCATCTACACACGAAGCAAGTAGTAGGTGAAAGATTATTCTACCCTGGAACTATGCTTCAACTGAATATGGTAGAAAAGCCTGAGAAATTCTTCCTACACATGACAATTGATGGTGAAAAGTTCACGCCAAAGTTTGTCCCTTACAAGACGCCATTTCAACTGTTCAATCTGGTCATTGCTACCGAGGCTGATCTGGAGAGAGTTGACGCTAGAAACCCAAAGCACCGCTATCGCCTTGTGGTGAAGAACGGCGTCAAAGTACCCTTAAAGGTTAGAAATTCTCCCTATGTTGTCATGCACGGTTATCAAAATCGTGAGGAGAAAAAGTCAGTTATTAAGGGAATGCTTCACCTAAGTAAGCAAGAACATAAGCAATTCGATGTGACCTATGGACTGAAAACCTTCCTCAAGAGCAAGGGTCACGATGCAAGTGATGTAAAAGAAGCAGTGAGCTTCGCTAGGTCACTTGCCAAATCTATTGGAGTGAGATGATAATGGCTAGACGTTCTTTACCTAAGAAACAGGTCGTTGCTCAGCTTCCATCAGAGCTAACAGATGAGCAAGTCAAAGCCGCTGTCTACGCCATGCACGACACCGTAAGCAGCACCCCATTCGATGAGTATTACAAGGGGTATGCGGAGCTTCGCCTTTCTGAGTATGGGGCCAGGTTCCGTGCTGGCTATAAAAGAATTGTGGAGATGGTCCTAGGCCATGATGAAAAATGAGGCTCGAAGAGTTTGTGCAGCAGGAGCTGCGAAAGCTGCCGCCTGATAGAAGCATTCGTTGGGATACCGACCGTGCGTGGATACGTTGTCCAGTTCACAATAACGGTAACGAGCGCACTGGTTCTATGCGAATCATGCTCAAGCGAGAAAATACTCCTAAAGGCGTAGTGTATCCTGGTCATATCTATTGCTGGGGTTGTGGAAAAACCCACCCTTGGGACGTTCTTGTTGAGCGTTACAAGTTGAAGAAAATAAAGCGGAGTCAGATGTACAATGACTCCGCTTATGAGGTATTTAGCCCAGAAGATCGAGCAGCTATGCTCGGTGAAGCTCAAACAGAGCAACTCCCAGTTGATGCTGCACCTTGGCCGGTCCACATGAATTGGCGCAATATCAATGGGCAAACGACGCACGATGTTGGTGGACTTATTTATTACGATTACGGGATTAAGCAGACACGTTGCATACTGCCAGTCAATATCCATGAAGAGATGGTAGGCTTCGTCAAGTGTAACCTGATGCCGGTCAAAAAGGGTCGAAACTATTTCAACTCGACTGGTTCATGGTCTAGAACACAGGCCTTGTTTCCCTACGATCACGTCAAGGAGATGCTAGATAAGAAGAGGCCTCGGATTATCTACCTCGTCGAAGGGCCAAGAGACGCACTCAATCAAGTGCAATTGGGCAAAGCCTGTCTAGCCATCCTTGGAGCAAGAAATTGGACTGATGAGAAGCGGGAGCTAGTACTTGACCTTGATCCTGATCTAGTAGTCGTTATGCTTGACCCTGACAAAGTGGGTCAATTGGGTGCTGCTAAGATTGTTAAGAGCCTCAAGCGATCGGTGCCAATCGTCAATTTCAAGTTTCCTTTGAACCCTGATGGCTCGAAGAAGATGGATGCTTCTGATCTGACGAAAAAACAGTCCAACGGAATACACCGACGCTATCTAGATAGGCTAAAGCAAGGCGAGATAGGTAGTAAGGCCAAGAAGAGGATTGCAGCATGAAACCCGACAGTCATACTTTATTCTACCTATCTATCGTACTAATGGTAGTAGCCGCTACCTTACTAGCCTTTGCTACCTTTTCTTCCCCAAAGAACCCTAGCCGTCAAATCGTCGGTCATCAGTGGTGCAAGCACCTAGCTCATTTGCCTAAATTCTTGCACCCAATATGCCTTCAAGTTGGTGTCTCGCTTGGAGACAATAAATGACAAAAGACCCTCATGACGATGTTAGAGTTGACTCCATAACAGAGTTGTCGTCAGTTATTTTGAAAGAAACTTCGCTTTTGTGCAAGAGACATGGCCCTGATCCTCAGATAAGGTATGTCATCTGTGCGGCCTTTGTTATGGCTGCCAAAACTCTGGAAAAGACATTTCCAGGGTTTATAGAAGGCTTGTGTTCAACTCTTCTTGGGAGAAAGGTATGAACCTTCAATCCATAATTAACTGGCTAATTAGGCTACTACAAAAGTATGCTAAACCAACAGATTCGGAGAAGCCAATGAATATCACGCTGCAATCCCTAATCACAGCTATTAAGGTAGCTGACTCAATTCCTTGGCCAGAAATCGGCAAGGTTATTCAACAGAAATTCAATGATCCAGAAGCTGTATTGGTTACTGTCGAGGATGTAGCTTCGGCTATTGCACCGTTTGTTCCGGCAGCTTTGACTGTGGAGGAAGTGGCGGCAGTGTTGCTCATCCTCTACAAGCTTCACGTTATCACGGTTGGTCAGCCTAATCTTGATCCTAATAGTGGCATCTTTGTCACGCTGTTTGGTTCAGACGGCCAAGACCATAGCCACCCTGTATTCGTTTGAGATGAGGTGTAACAATGGTTAGACCCAATCTATATGTGGCGTCCAAAGCCAAGTACGGAGAAACGTGGCAATTGCTACGAGACGTGCAAGGCTGGCCCATCATCAGTACTTGGATCGATGAGTATAAGCCAGGTCAGACTGAAGACCTATCTGAGCTTTGGGACCGCTGTGTTGATGAGGCTATGAACGCTGATGCCTTGTTGGTGTACGCAGAGTCCGGAGAGACACTGAAAGGTGCTTTGGTCGAAGTTGGTGTTGCTATCGGTAGTAGTGTTCCAATTTATGCAGTTGTTCCAGACAACGTTGGCTCGTGGGTACATTATCCTTATGTCAAGCGATTTGCTTCTATAGCAGCCGCTCTAGCTTCCATAGAAGAAGACTTTGAACTGCCTTCATACGGTGACGTTGCCGGCACCAAACTATTTGGGCCAATTCTTTCTGAGACAGACTGGTTGCCCGAGGTTCATACTATAGATACTAAGGAGAAATTCCTTGAAGTGTATGGCAATCCAATAGAGAGTGATCCCCCAATACCTATCAATAAGCTGTACGACATTCCTCCACCAATTTGGGTAGATAGACCAGCTTCTGGTACAGCAGAAGCCATAGCAACGGCAATAGATTGGTTATACAGTGATGATTTTTTCGACAGGATGAGAATTGTCACTAGGTCCGATCTAGAGGAGCATTGCTCGTTTGTCACGCATCGATTTGATGAGCGTGGACAGTTCTCTGTCGTACCAAAGTCTAAGGAAAGCAAAGCTCTCCTAGAAAAGAGTGCCACACTCGGAGTAGATTTTGTGTGCTTTGATTCTGTATCTGATCTGGTTGCTGAACTTGGACAGCGCATCAAGGCAGCCCAGAAAAAGCATGGTTTGATATGAGGTTCAACAATGCTGTACTTCATGCACACCGATAAATGGAATTTCTCCTTAGCACATGCTGATAATGATGAGGAGATAATCATCTATGCTCGTTCTAACTTAAAAGTGTGCATAGTCAAAAATGCCGGTGCAAAAGTAGTGTGGAAAAGAGGGTATGAACCCGGCACAAGGCAGGTTTATATCTTCTTTCGAGAGGAAGGTTGGTACCCACTATATTTGACGAGCGAAACGCAAGTAGAGCCAAATGCCCGAGCTAATCCTGGAACTCTTAGAGTAGAGGATATTTATGGAAATTTGATATGGGGTGAGGCTGCTCCAACTTGTAGGTGATATTATGCTGGTGTACAATAGACTGGATAGTTGCCCGCGTTGTGGGTTCACTGTCTTTAATCAGCGGCAGTTTGGAATAAGCGGTGAGTATCAGTGCCCAAACTGCAATCGAACAGTTGAAGATATCGTGAAGGTGTATCGGTCAACTGAGGAAGCTCTTAAGGAGTCTGGTCTTGTCGAAGAAGATGACCAAAAAGTGGGCACACATGACAGTGGGCCACGGCAGATCAAGAGACGACAGGATAAAGACACTTGATGGCTATAACACACCCTCGATAGCTGTCCACCGCCTTCGACGAGCTGTGAAACTTTCAAAGAGAATTTGGGAGCCTTGCAATGGAAATCACAGGATAAGCCGCATCTTCCAAAAGAAGGGCCACACTGTTTTTACCAGCGATATCTTTCGTTGGGATGATCTGACAAAAGAAGGGTTTGCAGTGTTGGCTGTTAGCTCTCGCGGCCCTTACCGTTCAAGTTGGTTCAACGTGCCGATGTACGTCCTAGACTCTTGGGACCTAGATCAGTCTAAATCTTTTCTCGATTTTATCCGAAATCAACTGTCACCGATCTCTGTGGAGAAAGCCGAAGCTATTCGATACTTTATTCGAGACTATTGTGGTTGAGGAGTAGCAAATGCAGATGATACGCGGTCCAAAGACGATACGTGGTCCAAAGATGATTATGTCGAACGGTGAGTACTTCGACTTTGAACGTCCTGAAGATGCAAGTTTTGACATCCGAGATATCGCCCACAGCCTGTCGATGATATGTAGGTTTGGCGGTCAGTGCCCAAGCTTCTATTCCGTTGCCGAGCATAGTGTCCTAGTCAGCCGACTGGTGCCAAAACATCTCAGGAAGCAGGCCATATTGCATGACTCTCCAGAGTTTATTCTAGGTGACATGATCAAGCCGATTAAGGTTAGGATGCCAGAATACAACGATTATGAGGAAAAGTTATGGAACATTATAGCCGATAGGTTCAACGTGCCGCGTGAGATGGATCCATTGGTCATTGAGGCAGACATCACAATGCTAGCTACCGAGCAAAAATATGTGATGTATAATGTCGATAACTGGGAGTTCACCCGAGGAAAGGCTCCAAACGACTCTGTTAAACCTCGTTGTCTGGCACCTATGCATGCCAAGAATTTGTTTTTGATCGAGTACATCGAAATTATGAAAGAGGAGAATGCGTAATGCTCAGATACCTAATACCTCTAGTTTTGTTAGCTACACCAGCAATATGCTTAGGTGGACACACTAGCTATGGTCAGACAACAAATGCTCAGCAACTTAACTGGACAACCCAGACTTTTACAGACTTTGACTGGGTGGGTTCTACACAATCGCCGTTGGATAAAGCTCACGCTCTGTGCTTAACACGTAGGGTAAATGATGGCCTAATGTATTCAACCAACCCGCCTTTACCTGGGTACAGCTGGGCCTCAGGTTGGGAAAAATGCGCCAAAATAGAAGACCTTTGGGGAAAAACGGAGGCTGCTAGGCGACTCAAAGAAAGACAGGAGCAAGAAAAGCGTGACCAAGAGTTCATAGATCAGGTCATTAAGGATAACGAGAAATGAGCCAGCCTCATCCTAAGCTCCAAGAGATTGCAAACATTATTTTGGAGCTAACTCGCTATGAGGTATCAGACGAGACAGCCCTACTGACGGCTAGAAAGATCGTCACTGCTCTAAGAGAACCAACTAACGATATGGGTGCGGCTGCTACAGTGGTAGAGGTAAATAAAAACTTGCTGTTCAACGATAATGTGGATAGTAGGAGATTAACATTGGAGCAGTTAGATAGCATTGGTTTCTTCGATTGCTTGAGTGCCAATCCAGAAAAGTGGTTTATGCCCAACTATCGCACTATGATCGACAAGATTTTAGGAGAGAACAAGTGACATTGCTAGTTAACCTGTACGGTGCTCCAGGAGCAGGGAAAAGCACCACCGCAGCAGGCCTATTCTTTCTCCTAAAGACGCATGGTTTTAATGCGGAGTACGTCTCTGAGTTTGCTAAAGACCTAACGTGGGAGAAGAGACACGTCACGCTAAAGTCGCAGCCGTATATTTTTGGAAAACAATTGCGGAACCTTGAGCGTCTAATAGACCAAGTAGACGTAATCGTTACTGACTCTCCACTGTTACTGTCGTCGTTCTATGGAAAAAAGTATGCCAATTATCCAGACTCCTTTTATCAATCGGTTAGAGACATATCGGCCACTTTCAATGCAAAGAACTTTGTGATAGGCAGGACAAAATCTTATAATCCAAGTGGTCGTAACCAAACAGAAGAAGAGTCAGATCAAATCGCTGAGGAGCTCTTATCGTTCTTGAGAGGAGAGAACGTAACATATCGACTCATCAAGGGTGATAAGGATGCACCTTCAAAGATACTAAATCTTATCGAACCCGACATTAGGTAATTTATAGCACAGAGCAATTTAGACTAGCGCCGTTTCAGCGCGCTAGGAGAAATTTAATGACTATTCTCAGAGCCTACGGATGGCGTCCGGATAAGCCGTGTGTCCACGACACATACCGCACTGCACCGCGCTTTTTGCGCGCCTTTACTCTCCCAAGCAATGTTGATCTAGAGCCTCACTTTCCAGGGGTATACGATCAAGGTCAGACTGGCTCCTGCACAGGTAATTCCTCTGGCAGCGTTGTCGAGTTCCTTCGACTGAAACAGCGTCTTTGGGACTTTACGCCCTCCCGCCTGTTCATCTACTACAACGGTCGCGCTCTTGAAGGAACCACTGATCAAGATGCTGGTGCTGAGATTCGTGACGTTATCTCTGGCCTCTTAAAGTTTGGTGCACCTTCCGAGAAAGTGTGGGCGTTTGATCCAAGCCTGCTAACCGTCAAGCCGTATACCTCAGCCTACGAGAAGGCTAAGCTGGATCTAATCTCTGGTGCAGATCGTGTCTTGCAGACAGAGCAGGCTATCCGCTCTACCCTTGCTGGTGGTGAGCCAATTGTCTTTGGTATCACAGTTTACGAGTCCTTCGAGAGCGAAGCCGTTGCAAGCTCTGGTATTGTTCCGATGCCCGGTACTCGTGAACAATCAGTCGGTGGACACGCTATTGTGATTGTTGGTTACGATCATGCTAAGCGTATGTTCAAAATCAGAAACTCTTGGGGTAAGGGTTGGGGTCAACGCGGCTATTGCTGGCTACCGTATGACTACGTTCTTAGCCCTGATCTGGCTGACGACTTTTGGGTTTTGAACGGCATTAGGGTCGCCGCCTAAACAGTCAAATTAACCACAATAAAAGGCCGCAGCAAAAACTGCGGCCTTCTTTTGGATTTCGCTCTCGATTTCCTGCTCAATCTTGCTCATTGTTCTCTCCGTTTGGGTTAAAGTACGTCAAGTAGCAATCTTTTAAGAACCTATCCTTAGGATCCAAGAAGCCATCTGTCACGACTGACATTCCAAGTAATCTACCTAAATAACCATGATTCTTAACGGTATCGTGTGTAGAGCAAGGATCAAACAGGTCACCGTATTTCGCAGCATCTCCGACTATACAAGACCACCCATCAGGAATCATGGCAAATACGTTTGGTTCTATCTTGTACGCTTCACAAAAGGTTTTCCTTGCCTTGGCTAAATCCTCAGGCGTGAATGGTACAGTGACTGTAATTCTGTCACCAGAGAGGTCTCGAATTTGGTTAATAGATGCGCCGTTGCGCCGAACCTCTTCTAAAGACCGTCTCATATCTCTCATCTTATTTTCAACTACCTCTGTCGGTTTCTTTGAAGTCTCGAACATTTCTCTAAGGGCTTGCAGCTTTTCGCCAGTCAGCTCCGCATCGTCCGCTAGGATCAGTATCATGGCCATTATTTGTCTCCAAAAGAAAAGAGGGGCATTACGCCCCTCTTGTTACTTGTTGTGGGCTTTCATCATCTTGAGAATGCCGGAGTTGCTAGTCTTGCGCTGCACGAAGGCCCAATCGTTGGCAGTCATCGAGTCAGCGAGAGTCCTTAGCTGACTCTGCCTTGAGGAGTCTGTCAAGTCATCCCGAGACATGATATCAAAGACCATCGGGTTAACATTGTCGTCGCCGTCTGGGTCAACTTCGCCCACCGCTAGCTTAGCTCCGGGTCGATTCTTAGCGTCGATTTCCACTTGCTCGCTCGGTGACGGCATGGCTACGTCGTGAGCTAAACGCTCCGCCTGAATACGAGTCAGCTCTTCCTTGGCTTCATCGCTATCCAACATAGCCTCTGCTTCTTCATCGCGCAGCAGCTTTAGATGACCATTGTTGATCAACTGCCGGAAGTGGAAGTTGCTGATCAGCAGCTCCTTGTCAATGATTTCACCAAGGTCGATCGGGATCCACGTTGATGGAATAGTGATCGACTTTTTCTCGTTCGGGCCAATATCAAGTGGCACCATATAGTCAGTCTTTTTCTGGTACAGCTTGACGCCCATATTCAGAACATACACATGGGGGCTTTGGATGTTCTGTAGTTCAGTGACTTTAAGACCTCTAGACATGTTTGTTCCTCAGTTTTTCCTGTTGAAGGTGAAGACGCCTTAATCGCGCCATGCCGATCTTGTCCAACGTTTTCTCGTCCATCGCAGCCACAGCATACACTTGCTCGGGAGAGATTTTCCCGAAATAGGCTGACAGTATCGCGTTTCGTCTAGCCTTATCTACAATCTTTTTCCTACTATCACACTTGTCCTTATTTAAGCAGTCTCCTTGTGTTGGACGTGTGACACCACACTTACTGCACCTATGACTACCACATTTAGCATTCTCAGCGGTACTAAGTACTCGGAGCCAACATTCAATCTTTTCTCTACCGGCCTGAATGCTGTACTCCATGTTTCGATTGCTAATGTTGAACAGGTAGGCCAAGTCAGGTCCAATTAGAGTATCCTTTAAGCCAGCGGCGATCTTCACACACTGAGTTGTGTGCCTGTCAGTACCATGGTACCAACAATGTGAGTGGTGACACTTGCCGTCAAAGGAGCTTTTTGTAATAGGACACATGTAAGGCAACTCATCTACCTCCCAAGGTTTTGGTACTGTCTTCGACTATTCTCCAAATAAGGGAGGAGTCAACACCTTTCATGCCGTTGGTGTGTTGCCACAGGCCTATTAGGGAGGCGTCTATTCGATGAGGGGGATGAGATTTTCGTCCAGTCTTGACCGTTTTGCCCCAATTATAGCAATCTTGTAGGTCAACACCTGCACGTTTGACGCTGTTCTTCCAAGTTGCTGCGAGCATGGTTTGAAACTCTATGCCGCGCCACTGAGCTAGCGTCCTGATTATGCCTGATCCGAAACTGATAATCTCGCTTTGCGCACCGTTAAATCGGCCACGAACGGCCCATCTTTCAACGGCCACAGCATTTGGTTGAAAAGTGTCAAATATATCCTGCCACGTAGACTCAAAATTTAGGGCTGATTCAGCAGCATCTACACCCTGAATGACTGATAAGGGACAAAATAGCATAGCAGAACCAACGCAACGTATACCACGGCGCGTGTCCTCGATTAAAGCTATTGCAGAGTTCTTTGTGCCGGGGTCGTTTCCAACGGTCTTCACTTAATAAATTCCGAGTACTTTGGACGCCGCAGAGGCAGTCTATTCCCCTATCTGCTTATTATTAACAGGGAGAGTTGAAACATCACAACTTCAATTTTCATTGAATGTTCATACTCAGAGGGTCAAAAATGGCCATAAACTTCGGCCCTAGGAGGGGTTTCAGCACGTACTTTGGGGGTCAACGTAATGACAATCTGATTCCTCAGAATCGTGGTTTAGCTCAGCGGGCGCAGGAAAAGGTAGATCAACTTGCTAACACCGTCGGTCGCAAGACTGTCGAATCTATTCGTGTGGATGGCCATCCTATTCGTCTTTGGAACCGTCAGCCTCGCGGTGGCATTCCCTGCTCGTGCGCTGCAAGTGACCCTAGAAGAGTGCCTGATGAACTAAGCCCTTTAACTCCGGGCCTAGCGCCGGGTATGCCGGAAAATACGCCTAGCAATCTAGATGCCGTCTTTGACGATGCCTCGCGCAGAGTAACACCAGGTTCAGGTCTGCAATTAAAGCTTCGGAACAGCAGCGTCTTGAACATGCGAGACGAAGCCGAGGTGCCATTGCCTGAGCCAGAAATTCCTACTGCTGGCTCACCTGAATTGGATGCTTCGCCGCTAACTGACCAAAGCGTCCACGTTGATCCAGAATTTGACGACATGATTACTGGAGACTTTGCTGATCTTTTAGGGCTAGTCTCTGGCGACGTTAAGGTGTGCGGCTTGTGCTACGGTACAGGGTTTGTTGATGGCTATCGTTACAGCGCAGGACAGCGTATCGTATTGGAAAGCCGTTGCTTAGGTACAAACACAACGATGTATCTTAACGGTGTTGATGTAGACGAGAGTGCAAAGCCCAACGTGTTCCGCTGCAATTTACCAAATCAGTTTGTAGTGTGGAAAACAGAACTTCCCGCCTTCATTGAGTGTGAAGGTATTCGTGTCATGAACAACACGGCGGATGTTACTGATGCTTTCCTAATTGAGTTTCAGCCTCTCGGCATTTCCGGCTGGTTCTCTGTGCCTGACCCTTCTTGGATTAACATGCTGGCAGGTTCATGGGTACAGTTTCGTGTTAGCCCAAGAAATGGATCACTAGACGACGCAATTCAGGTATTCACGCATGTGGATATTGTTCTAAGGCAGCGGGATCAAATTTACGCGCAGATGCCACAGATCGAACGCATGCTGAACCTAGATAGCACGGAAGCCTTAATCAACACAGACTTTGAGATAGAACCTACTGTCTCGACCGTTTACCGAGAGTCTTTGATTGAATATCCAAGGAGAGGCTTGCTCTTTCGTATCACCAGCGTAGTGAATGCGGAAACCGCTAAGGGCATCCTATACGGCATTAAGGGTAATATGCGTGTAGTTCAGCCGATGGAAAAGACCAATGCTATTCGTTTGGGTGAAAAGCGCGACGTTGTGCAGCGCCCCTTCAGAGGAATAGAAGCAGTCAATGATGGATTATATGCCGGACTTGATGGGGCTTTTTCGCCACCGGAAGAACACACAGTCACGTTGCCAACCTGTTTTCAAGGCACACCAGTCTTTCGCCTAGATACCTCATCTACGCTTAGGTTCAAACTTTCTTCCTCACAAAACACTGCTGTTTCCGCATTACCTTCAGCAGTGCAATCAACCTTATCTGCAATACTGACGCCGATGGAGAGTAGCTCAGGTACTACATTGTCTGGGCCGCTTTTTAACATGCTGGTGACTATGGCAGAAAAGATCACTCCGTTTGTATCAGCCTGATTTGGAGAGAGTCAATGGCAGGGATAACTCTTCGCATCGGCGACACGCTTAGTTGGGCAGGCACCATTTTGCTACCTAGTAGCACTTGGTACGCTCAGGCAATGGTCATGGACTCTAACGGCTTGCCAGTAACGGACTGTCGCATTACGACAGTCCTAACTTACGTTGGCCCAGATGGCACTGTGACTGGTATGTATGACTACATGTTGACCTTAACGGCGCAGGCTTCCGATACGGCTAATTGGCCTAACCCAGGTGTCAACGGCTCATTGTCATACCAACTGATCGTGAAGTGCTACACAGGTGGCTCACCTGTTCAAGAACAGTCGCTTGACCCAATCCCCCTCACTATTCAAGGGAGATTGATGGTATGAGCGTAACAATTACCAGCGGCGGTCAAACTATTGGGAGTCTGCAAAGCAAAGTTGCTCCTGGCGGTGGGTCTTTGCAGAACGATGTCACGTCAACTTCCGTGACTATTTCTAGCGGGCAGACAGCTACGCAGTTAGCCCTGAGCCAGATTTGGGCGGGTGTTCCCGGACCGCAAGGGCCTGCCGGGCCTCAAGGCTTACCAGGTGCTGCTGTTGCTACTACACCCACACTCCTACAGTGGTTCTTAGGTGTTGATGGCACGGCGGTTACCTTAGCCTCGAACAATTTTAGGAAGTCTATCGGTGCACAGAACCTGCCAGTTGGTGCAGCAGTTGGCGCGCAGGCTAATACCCTAGACTGCCGCTTCAGTTCACCTTTTGTCACTAACTCTGGGCGTTTCTTCCATATTGGTCTAAAGATGCCTGTTGGTACTGCCACGGCGTCCCAGATTGTTCGAGGTGTAGCAAGCGTTGAAGGTTACTTCGAGTAAGGAGAAGAGCAATGGATATCACGCTTTCTGGTGGTGATCTTGGTGGCCAAGTCATGCACGAAGATAAAGAACCTGCTTTAGGGGATATCATCGTCTATGACGATCACCAATTCCGCTACGAAGGGAATGGCTTTGCCGTCTTTATCGGCATGGTAAAGAAATGAGGACTGCATGTCTGAACTGCCAAGACTTCAAGGGGATATGGATGGCCTCTGTGGGATATACTCTATCCTAAATGCCACTACCTATCTTTCACCGAGGCCGTTGGACGATAAAGAAGAGGAGGCGCTCTTTTGGGCGCTTGCCTCCTCTATCAAGCGTTGGCCGCACGTTCTAAAGACCGGCCTAACTGTAAGAGAAATACCAAAAGCCGTGAAGACTGCATCCAAATGGTTGCAAAAGAGTAGGGGTGCTACGCTAGAGTGTTCTCTACCTTTCAAATCGAAAAAGTATGACGGTGATTGGGACAGATTCTTTGATGACTTGCACCAAAATATTGCTGATCCATTAACTGCTGCGATACTTGGATTAGTAGAGCCTTTAGAACATTGGACAGTTGCTACTGAGGTAAAGAAGCAACGGATAATGCTCAAGGACTCAATGAAAACGAAGCACATCAACCGAGAGAATGCCGGTCTAGCCGGTTCAGACAGCCGCTATATCGTTGACCCCAAAACAACGTTCATCCTAAAAAGAGGTTGAGCCATGCCCGACACTAGCCAACTTGAAGGTAATGGACTACTACATGCTGCCGAGTTTGCCCTCAAGCGTATGTTAAAAACTTTGCTTTGGGGCACCATTGGTACGTTATCAATGGCTCTTGGTTCAGCAGCCTCTACCCTTATTCTACCGCCAATGTGAGGTATACCATGCCCTGGACAGCCGAAGAGTTCAAATCAAAACACGCACATGATCTAACGGATGCCCAGGCGAAGAAGGCCGCGAGCATTGCCAACGCCATGCTCAATAATGGATCCGAAGATGGCGTCGCTATTGCCACTGGTATCAAGCGCGCTAAAGAGAAGGCGTCTTCAGACACCATCACAATGGACACAGAGCTGTTCATCCGGCTGATGGAGTTCTGTCGAGAAAACGCTGGCGATGACTTGGTGTTGCACAAGATCACCGAACGTTGCGTTGATCGTATGGGTGAAAAGTCGATGCTGACAGTCGATGACTATCACGACCTTGTGCCAGAGGATCACGAGCAGGAAGACTCTGTCAAGGAAGAGGCTTCTACGGTAGAGATTGCTTTCTCTCCGACATGGTGGGATAGGCAGTCTGACGAGCGCAAGCAGGATTACATCAAGCGTCATCCAGGTAGCCGTTATGCTTTCCACCACACGCTAACATCGAACGGTTGGGAACAACGTGGCAAGAACACTTATTTCCACCCAAAGAGCAAGCGTCGCTTCACTTTCAAGACACCAAAGACGCACGAACACCATATTGCTATTACTCACCCAAAGGGTGACGTTTCAGAACACCACACGAACGCGCACGAGTATGTCCACAAGTTGGCGCGTCGCATGGCAGTTGCACCAGGAGCAGGTATTGCTAAGGCTCTATCTAAAGATAAGGGCTCTTTGCACAAAGCTACGCAGACTGACCCAAGCAAGCCTATCCCGCTGAGCAAGTTGGAGAAGCTGGCTAAGAGCGACCACGCTCTCGCTCGTCGGGCACAGATGGTTCTTAATTTGAAACGTGCCCGCGCCCGCGCTAAGGTTGGAGCAAAATAATGAATACGGAATTAGCAGCACCAAACAACAATAACTCTCCTATGCGTATCAGTGCTGGTCATCTGATCCAATTTTTAGTGCTGCTGCAACTGGCTTACAGGCGAGACGTGTCTGGTAGGCAGCTTGCTCCGCTATTCAAAGTTGCTTGGGCGGGTTCAAAGCCGATTGCAACCAAGTACAAGCTCACTCCAAAGCCGTTCGATGCGGCTATGAAGTATGCCATTGCAGGTAAGAACCTTGCTGACGATGATGGCATGCCTTCAGAGGACTACGATGACTTGCTGACTAGAGTACTGCATGAGGTCAACAAGTATCGTCGCAAGTGGTTAAGTGATCCCGATCTTACCAGAGACCAGGTGATGGTCGCCAATTACGTCCTACGCATGATGACCGCCACTTCTCCAGAGTCATTGGAGAGGAACGAGCGAGGCGTCGAGTCAAAGCTGGGTATACTCGGTAACCAAAGCCTGAAGCTCTTGTACACCCCTGAGTTTGAGGATCAGGCTGAGGTGGAGGCTGATCTCCGAAAGATCGTCAAGAAGCTGACTGGTAAGAACGACCTAGTCGTCCCACAGGACGTTTTGACCAAACTTGCCACCAAGAAAGCGGCTGACGTGAAGGAGTACCGCAGACTTCGGAGCGAGGCTCTGCACTCCTTCAAGGGAGCATTGAGGGAATACGTCCGAAACTCAGGCAAGGAAGTCGTGCCCGTAAACCAAGCCCGGCGAGCCATAGAGTCGCAGGGCATAAAGATACATACCCTTCATCCAATGCTGGATAAGTTGCACATTGACGAAGAAGGCAAGCTGGCTACGTCTACAGGTAAGCGTATGCAGACGTTCCCTCAGCCCGGATCAAAATTGCAAATGAACACGGAGTATGATCCGAAGAAGGATGATACTTACGTCTACAAAACAATGGCTCCGGGTGAAGGTAAGAAGTGGCAGCAGCAGTACACGGTAGACTATCGCCAAGGAAGCACTTCGGATAGAGACGAGAAGATATACCATAGCCTAGAAAAAGAGATGCCGAAGGCTCAGACAAAGTGGCGCAAGGACCTAATGTCAAATGACGCGGGTACGCACTCTAAAGCGATGATGGCGGAGCTACTTCGTTCTCACGCTGTCCGTATCGGCACGGCTGGCAATGAAGGTCTTGGTCTAACGACACTTCAACGCAAGCATTTCTACCCACAGACAGATGGTAGCTTCAAGCTTCGCTATGCAGGTAAGAAGCAGACACGCCTAATTCACCACATTAAGCCGGATACTTCAGTCAATCGTCGCGTGGTTCAGATTGTCAAGAAGATGGCGGCGGGAAAGAAACCTAGCGAGCCTCTGTTCACTCTAAACAACAAGCGAATGACCGCAAAGCATGTCAATGATTACCTGAATGATCTAGGGTTGAGTATCAGCTCACACAAGTTCCGACACATGAAAGCTATCGAGATTGTCAAGCACGAATTGGCAACTCGTCCTATTAAGAAGAACCCAACGATCAAGGAGGCTGAAGACTACTTCAAGAAGGTAGCAATGAAGGTTGCCGAAGCATTAGGTCACTACGGATCAACTGGCAAGCTTTCCCCCGCTACCGCTTTGAAGTCGTACATTCCCTCAGATATAGGCCTTCAGTGGTTCAAAGACCACCATCTGCAACCGCCAAAATGGCTCACTTCGGTCAAAGGCGAGATTTGATGGGAGGCTGATATGCGTGGTGGCAGAATCATCGAGAACCTGATAGTACCGTTTCCAAACAGCAGCGAGATGGTCAGACGATTGTGGTGTATAGACAATCGCCTCGGTGAACATGCCGTTTACGCAGACCTAAATGAGGCTGAGGGTGTATCAGCTATGGATTTAATATATTGGCGTGGTAATCAGATATTCTGGACCACGTCAGACGAGACACTAAAGAACGTGCCGATTAGGAAGATCGGCTATGCCTTTGATCCGGTTAAAGCTCAACGCCCTCCGGTCAAAAACAAGTCTTAGGAGCATACTGCAATGAAGAGACTAGCCCTAGCGTTGCTGTCTACCACGTTTCTGTGTTCAGTCGCTCACGCCCAAGAAATGATACACCAACTGCCGCTGATCACCCAGATCGACGGATCAGAGTTTCTGGCTGTGGACAAGCTGTACACAGGTATCTATCGCTCCAAAAGTATCTCTTCTCACAATTTCATGAACTCTTTCATTCCAGGTATCAGCGGTAGTGTTCAAAGCACAGGCATTCCTGGTATCGACGGTGGCAAGTGGTCTATCTACAACGGTCTATCTGTTGGCTTTGATGCTAGCCCGACTTTGACCTTAACGCGCAAGATGAAGGGTTCTAGCGCGCCGACAACGGGTCCCGGTGGTGCTTACCCCTACTCTAATCTCTGGGCTTACACTGAAACAAACTATAACGACATTGGCTACGAGTGGGGCGTTGTTTCTTGGATGAACAATGCTGCTAATGCCTCAACTGGCTCCCAAAACGTATCTCTTGCGGGTACAGTAGTTAAACAAGCTTGGGGTGTAACTTCACCGACTACTGGGGCTACAGGCAACGGTACAACTGCTACGGTAACTTTTTCTGGCGGCGCCACCATCCCAGTTGGTCACACCGTTTGGGTACAAGGAATCACACCATCTAGCTATAACGGAAAATTCAAGGTTACAGCTTCTAGCCCTGGTTCAGTGACTTTCGCTAACACCACAACGTCAGCGCAGACGGTGGCAGGTACCGTTATGGATATATCCATTGGGCCGACTTGGGCGGGAAACTTGAACTGTACCGACCAAACAGGCGAATCTGACCCAATCGCCTCGTGTATTGGTGTAGAAATCGACAATTATTCAACGGCTGGTACTACAGATGCCAACCGTCAGCGTGTTATTGCCCAATTGGCTTCAGCGGGTGGTCACGTTGGTAACGGCCTTCTATTCACCACAAAGTCAGGAGCCGTGTTGGATAGAGCTGCTAGCTTCCCAAATGCTAATGTTGGTATAGGCTTCGACTTCTCGAACGGTAGCTTTGCTAGCCCAGTGCTTGCTTTGGCGAGCAACCAAAGCATATCTTTCGATACAGTCAACTCTACGGGTGCTTTCACTCGTTCACTATCATTCAACGGTTCTACGCTCGGTTACACTACTTCAAGCGGTAACGTGTTTTCTATCTCTGATGCAGGAGCTGTTAAGGCCTCGGCCTATACTGGAAATAGTAGCATCAACATATTCTCGGCTACGGGAACTGGGTTGTATCTTGGCTACAACGGCTCTACGCAGTGGGGTATTACCACAGGTACAGGTGGTGGTATTGGCCCGTTAGTAGACAACACTTACAATATAGGTGCTACCACTTATAGAGTTAAGACCGGATACTTTGTTAGCCTTGGTAATAGTTCGACCCCAGTCAGCAATGCTTACATCAGCAATCTGGGCAGCTTCACTTCTCCAGTGACGACTGGCTACATATCATCACTGATTGGTGGAAGCATGACGCTATCTGGTAGCCTAAGCGTTACCTCAAACGTAACGGCTTCAAGTGTGTCTATTAGTCAACTCCAACTGACAAAACTGACTGTTGGGACGTTGCCAGCCTGTAACAGCTCTTTGGATGGAACTCTAATGTATGTGAGCGATGCTCTTTCACCTACTTATAATGCCATCGTCACCGGCGGCGGAACAGTTAAAACGACAGTCCTGTGCAACGGCACAAATTGGACCGCTCATTAAGCCTCAAGGAAGCCTCTAATCGCTTGGTTGGAGGCTTCTTTTTTACCTAATTTGGCGATCAGCCGCAGAATCGTCAAATTCGACAACCAGCAATATGTTTCGTGACATGAGAGTTGTACCGGTTCTGGTTTCAACTCTGCGGCAACAAACCCGCATAAGCTCTCAAGGAGTTGAACAAATGGATCTGAGTCGCCTCAAATTCCCGATCATCGTTGCAGGCAAGAAGCCCTCCCTTGGTCCGGTCGAAATCGCGGCATTTAAGGGAAAGAACGGCAATCGTCTTATCACGAATGCTATCCCAAGCGCCTTCTCGCCCGTCTCTGGTAATCCCCTAGCTCGTCTAGAAACCGCTCGCACGGTTCGCATGGAAACGGCGGACACGGCCAATTTCGTTGGTCTGGGTCGCTGCACCAATCCGAAGTGCGGTTACTTCCTCTTTGCGCACAGCGAAGTTGCTGACAAGCTGGAAGAAGAGCTGTCCGCTGACAGCCGCACCAAGATCAACTGCGTCGTCTGCTCGACCGCCTTCACCCCAGTGATCGATCTCGATCAGCTTGTGGAGTGCATGGCTGCTGACGAGTCAGACTCCGACAATCTGCCGATTGAAGAAAACACCGATCCAGATGAAATCCCGATGGGTGACACTGAGGAATATAAGGAAGAGAACGCTTCCGACGACGAAGACACGGACGACGCCGAAGAGGCTGAGGACGATGAAGACGGCGACGGCGATGATTCTTCCGAAGAAGACGCCTCGGCTGAGGATGATGACTCCGATGACTCCGATGACGACGAAGACTTTGATCCGGATTCCTACGATGACGACGGTGATGACGACGCCGACGATGAAAAGTCAGAGGAAGATGCTTCGGAAGAAGATGAAGCTCTAGACGACGCCGCCGATCACGACCTTCCGGAAGACGAAGACACCGAAGAAGGTGACGACGAAAACCCGATGGGTGACGACGAAGAACACAAGGAAGAAGATGCTTCGTCTGACGAAGATGAGGACGAAGATGAGGACGAAGATGAGGACGAAGATGATTCTGATGACTCCGAAGAGTCGGAAGAAGATGCTTCTGGTGAAGGCTGTGATGAGGGTGAGCCTCACACTGGCACCGACGATCAGCCGAAGGACGAAAACACCGACGCTGACGAAGTCCCAATGGGCGATACTTTCGAGAAGAAGGAAGATGGTGAACTGGCTTCTGCCCGCCGTCGCTCGCTTCGCGTGAAGGAGGCTGCCAACTCGGTTCACAAGATCGATCTGGCTGCTTCGGTTGATTGGTCTAAGGGCGAAATCGACCTTGTTGCCACGACCGTTCGCGGTGGTCCTGCCTACTATGTCATGCACAATGGCAAGCCGGTTGCTCGTCTGATCAAGGCTGAAATGGCTTCCGATCTACAGGGCCTGTTCGATAAGGATAGCTTTGGCAATATCTTTGCCGCCGCTGCCTCGTCTGGACTCAAGGCTGATGACTCGAAGAGATTCGGTTATCGCCCGATTGTCTACAAGGTCCCAGTCAAGAAGGTTGTCGGCCAGGAAATCGCGGCTGCCACCAAACGCGCCAATGCTACGGCTGAAAAGCGCGTGACCGAAAAGGTTGACGCCATCAAGCAGGGTATCAGCATCGCTGCTGCTGGTTCGTTGAAGAACATCTGGGATGACTTCAAGAACCCAGTTCGTGACGAACTGATTGCCTCGCTGTCGCGCGTTGGTGTTGCCTCTCCGGAGATCATCATCGACAAGGCGTTCGCCGATAAGGGTAAGGAGCTGTTCCAGAACATCCTCGCCACGGCCTATGATCTCGCTGAGAAGACCCCGGCGATGCGCAACCAAATGGCCAAGATGGTCGATACGGCTCGCGCCAACGTCGGTCAGCGCACTCACGCTGACGACCTGCACCAACGTCTGACGGCTGGTTCATTCTCGATGGTTGCCTCTGGTCAGCCTACTGAAACCCGTCGTGACAACAAGGACTTCGCCTCCCGTAGCATGCAGATGCTCGGTAAGTACATCCCAACCAAGTGAATTCCGTCTCTCTAGGTAACGGAAATTAAGGAGAAACCAACATGCTTCTGCTCTCAAAGTCTGAGATCGTGGCCTCTTTCGAGTTCCCGGCCAACGTCGCTGATCTCCCCAGCATCTTCGAAGGTGCTGCGCTGCAATTCACCGTCAACACCACCACGGGCGCGAACGAAGTCCTTCGTTCGGGTTCAGGCACGAGCCAGGTGTTTGCTGGTGTTGCCCTTGACCCGCTTCGCTTCGTCAGCGTTGTGGGCCTCGTCGAGTCGTACACGATCCCGGCCAACGGTATCGTGACCCTCGTCAATCAGGCTCAGTCTGCTGGCGTCATTGGCGCTCTGTATGGCACGACCCTGCTGTCGCAGGTTGGCTCGAACCCGGTTGCGGGTACCAGCTATGTCGTCGGCACCGCTACGGTGAACGGCAACACTGTCTCGCAGCTGACCTTCAACACTGCCGATGCCGGTACGGTTGTCACCGTGCAGTATCGCGCCGTCCTTTCGTCAGCCAATTCGGCTGCTCTCTACGGCGATCAGTACAGCCGTCTGGCTCCCGATGTGACCAACACCCTCTCGGTAATCACTCATGGCCGTGTCTACACGGACGCGTTTGATCCGACTTCGGTCTGGAACACTTCGCTGCTGAAGATCACCAATGGTGGTATCTTCGCTGCTCAGTCCAGCTCGGTTACTGGCACCAACGTCAACGCGAGAATGATCCAGGCTCCGACCACGGACTTCCCGTTCCTCGGCGTTCACATCTCTGCGGCCAACTGATCCTGAGAAACATAGGAGAAACCAAACATGCTTCAGCTTCGTTCAAAGACCCCGGGTCGCGCGATGCCCGTGCTTGCCTCGGGTCGCGCTGGCTCCAATGAGCCCTTCTTCAACAAGGCTGGGACGATCAATGCCTCGTCCCAAGCCGACCTGCTCGGCCAGATTTCGGCCATGCTCCAGGCCGTTGCCAGCCGTGAGGTCACTTTCGACCACATGGAAAACGCTGGTGTTGACACGTCGTATGGCACGGTTGCCGAACGCCGCGCTCACGTCATCGAGGCTTTCAATGACAAGTCCTCGAACAAGTGGGCCGAGCTTGGCTCGAACATTGGCGCGGTGATCTATGAAACGATCCAGCGTCAGGGTTTTATGCGCCGCTTCTTGCTGCGCGCTGACCTGCAACAGGGCAACGATCCCCGCCTGAACGTTCGCTTCCAGAACGTTACGGCGATGGTCGCTTCGGGTCCGGCCTCGTGCAACCCACGCTTCGTCAAAGAGAAGTACCTGATGCCTCCGGAGTTCTATGTCGAGGCTAACCCTCGTCTGGAACTGAAGGAAATCAACCGCGGCACTAGCGATCTGCTGGATGACGTGTTCGCCCGCGCGCAGGAACAGATCATGGTTGCGGAAGACCGCGCCTATCTGAACATGCTCAACCAGTCGGTCGGCCTCGCCAACAACCTGCAGGTTCTCACTGGCGGTCTGACCCCGTCGAACGTCGCCAACTTCCGCGCAGTGGTTGCTCAGTGGGGTCTGCCGACCTCTAATCTGATGATCACCCCGGCTGGTTGGTCGGATATCGTCGGTAACGCTTCGGCTTGGGGTAATCTGTTTGACCCCGTCACGCAGTACGAGATTGTCCAGACGGGCTATCTCGGTCGCCTGCTCGGCATGCCGATCACCACCGACGGCTTCCGTGACCCGAACCAGCGTGTTCTCGGCGCGAACGACGTGTTCCTGATCTCTGATCCGGTCAATCACGGCGCTTATACCGATCGTGGTCCGGTCGAAGCTAATCCGACTGACGGCTACTATCGTGGCGAGCCATCGCGCGGCTGGTACATGGTCGAGATTCTCTCGATGGCCGTCGCCAACGTCAGGTCGTTCGTCAAGGGTCAAAGGGCTTAGTATTCACAAAACATATCAACCGTTTACTTTTCGGTTGGTGTTTGCCGAGAGGGCGGCGGTGAAAGCCGCCGCCCTCTTCTAGTTTGGGAGCAAGATCATGTTCTGGTTCTGGTTCGCACTCGTCGTCACTAGCATCATCGCGACCCTAGTGTCACTGCTTGTGATCTTTGGTAATGCCATGTCTGACGCCCCAAGCGCGGGCTTCCAAGATGGTGGGACCATCGCCGTAGTGTGGGCCGTACCGATCTTGATTGCTCTTGGTGGCATACTGCAACACTTCATCGGAGGATGAGACGTGAACCTTAAATTCTGCAAGTCCGGTGATCTGTTGATCGTTGCCGCCTCGGAGTGGATAGCTGCTCAAAAGTTGCTGGCCGCAGGTGACGAGGCTCGGGCCGAACAGCTCGCCAAGTCGTCCTCAGAGAAGGCCATGCGCGCCTTGTCTGACAAGAGTTTCCACATGCTGGCGCTCGCCATTCATGACCATAATTCGCTCGTCCGCCAGCAGGAGCTGGGTGACGGCGATTTGTATGGTGACATGCAGGATGATCTGTATCGTCAGTCTAATGGTGATGGTGCTGGCGAAGTTGAAGATATCAACGATCTTTCTGATCCTACCGCTGAAGAGATGAACATCGACGCTGAGGGATCGCACCACATTGACCCTTTGTCTACCGCTCAGGTAGAAGAGTGCGATGAGCATGATGACAACGCGGGAGAGGAAGATGATGGTGGCGTAGTCGCCAGCTTCCATATTCAAGACATGGGCATTGACCCAACGTTCGACTCTGAGGCCAACCCTCAGCATAGCACTCGCCAGGGTGATCGTCCGGTCGGTGGTCCTTCGGAAATCAAGACTGAGGACGACTATGAGCCGTCTCCAGATGATACTGCGATTGCTGATGCCTTTAGCCGCATGCGGTCTATCCCTGCCGATAGTCAGTCCATGCTGAGCGATGAACCCGGTAGAAACACGGGTGGACCAACACCGTCAATGCTCGCCAGGGTAGAACGTCTCAACGCCAGCGTTAGGGTTGCCTCTGTGGTGTCTAAACTGCTGGCTGGTGAAAACGACAATGAGGACGAGCCGGAGTTCAAGATCGTGGACAAGCATCTCAATCCTCCGAAGAGGAGTGTTGATCCCTGCAACGGTACTAAGGTTGAGGACGCTCGTGCTGAACTGGCTGCTATCCGTCGCCGTCGTCGCGCCCGCAAGCCTAAGCCTACGATTAGTGAACGCTCGCAGGCTGCCCGAGACGCGGCTGCTGGTCGCCGTCACTAAGGAGGATGAGATGTCTAAGGAAATAGCAGCGGCAATTCGTTGGTCTATTGGTAGTCATAAGAAACCTTATGACGCTTTGGTGGCTAAACATAAAGGACACGTGCTGCATATTACTCACAATGGAAAAGAGGGTGCATCCAGCAAATACGTTGGTTGGATTAACGGCAAGAGAGTTGGTGAACATAAGTCTAAGACCTCTCTAAAATCAATTCTTACTAACCACGTTAACCATAAAGAAAAAGCGGCTGATGAAAACGCCAAGCTCTCAGACGCCTTCAAGAACTCTCATGGTCAGCTCCACAAGGCGCTGCACGTTGATCCAGATGAGCCGATCCCTGCTGGCAAGCTCAAGGAAGCTCTGCACAGCAAGAACCCAAAGATTCGCAAGATGGCTCTGCCCGTTGAGAACATGAAGAAGGCTAAGGAGAAAGCAATGGTTACTAAGGAACAGATCGTCGCTGCCAACCTTAAGGCGATGGAGAAGGCGGCTGTAGGTAAACCAAAAGGCTTTACCCACGTGAAACATGCCGTGTACTATTCCGGTGAACGTCACGCGAAATTCCATTCAGAGGCTTCCAAACTGGCAAAATCTTTTGGTGGAACAAGTCACAATAACAACGTGAGCAAGCCTGGAAAGTCTTCGGGCCTATACACGGTTCCGAAACAGCACAAAGCTACCTTCCGCGCTGGAATAAGTGACTTGGCCAAGAAACATGGTTTGAAGGGTGTTTCCCATGTTGTCCATCAGTACCATAAGAAGGGTGTCTAAGTGACTGACTCCGTTAGCGCCAACGCAGCTCAGCACATCCAGCAGGCAGAATTTATGGAGTTTTCCATCGGTGCCTTGACGCGAGTGCTGCGTGAGGTGTACGGCGGAATTGACTCCTCAGAGAAGCCGATTGAAGTAAAGCTCTGCCCGAACAAGAACTACATCCGCAAGCTGTATCAGGTGAACGGGCCAATCAAGCCGACCAGCTTGCCGTTCATCGGATACATGCCGACGCAGTTTGAGTACGGCAGGACTGAGTTTAACCAGCAGGCCATGCGCCACCGAGGCATCAATCTCGGTCAAATGCAAAACGGCCAGGACTGGCTTATTGGTCACTTAACCCCAGTGACGATCACGGTGGATGTAGCATTCATTGGTAACAGCTACGATCAGTTCATCAAATTTAGCAAGCGATGGTTACAAAAACATCGTGATCTAACGTTTGCCATAACGGTTACTGAGACTGGTCATGATATTAGCATAAAGACTGTCGGACAAGAGTCTCTAGTTGCTCCTGATCTGCCTAGTGAAGGTGACAACGGCGAGATGTTCATCTACGAGACTAGCCTCCAGATGAACACATACACAGGTCTGATCCAGAAACTGCCATCCGTCATTGACATTAAGGGTCAGGGTCATATTGTGCCAACACAAGATGCAATGGACCCTGCATCACTGACTGCCTCGAAGACTCTGTATAATTTCCCCATGTTTGAGGTCAAGCTGACCAAGAACACCAACTTGGAGCTATGAAGATGGACAAGAAACAAATCGTCGCAGCCAACCTTGCGTATATGGAGAAAGCTGCAAAATGGGATGATATGTCGCAGAAGCAGCGGCAAGAGTATCTCAAAGAGCATCCACATAGTAAGCATGCTGCGGGCCACTCAACAACTGTAGAGAGACACCCTGATTATAAATACCATAAGATGCTTGCCGACAAGTTGAATAAAGCAACAGGTTCAAATTTGACTCACGAGCATATGGAACATTGGTTTGAGGGTGGGAAGCATTACAACAAAGCAGACAGAGTGGTCAAGAAGTACCTTGGTCGAGGTTTGTATCATGAGGCCTTGGCGAGGTTAGATAACGTATTGCATGCAAAGTTGCATGGAAAGAATAAGGCAAAAATTGGTGGAATCGAGTTTCATAATCTACAACATAACCGTCACCTGTTTGAGGGTCAGAAAAAGAAATGACTGATTCTATCAACGTGTTGGAGTTAATTAGATGAGTCTCCCAAAGACCCTAGTCATCGAACAAGTGGCAATACTGTCCTCCGAATATGGCAGGCGTGAGGCTGCTAACCAGCGCGCCGCCTACTCTGTCACGAATTTCTCCGTTCAGGAGTTATTTCTCAACCCTGGGCAGAGTTCGGCTGCTATCGCCGTGACTGGGGTTATGATCGCTGCTACAGATGGTGCCAACATGTCAGTAACGATGACGAAGGGCTCCTCGTCAATAACCCTGGCTTTTAACCAATTGATGCAGATTTCATCAGCATTGGACTCTGTTGTTTTCACCAACAACACCGCTACGGGTGGAGATTCCGCCCGTGTTAGGTTCATCTACGGCTAGAATTGAGGCACTTGGTGTCTCAATTTGTATTGACAGATTCAAAGGGGTTGAAAATGACCTTGAAAATGCTGAACTCTACACCGTTCCCTAAGACTATCCGTAGCCATAGCGGAAACAGCGCCGTTCTTCCCGCCAAGACGGTATCTCTCGTCGATGACGAGTTCGATTGGATTATTCCGACAGGTGTGAAGATTCTGGAAAGAATCACAGACAAGCAGTTGTCTGGTCCGGTTACGCCGAGCGAAGCGCCGGTTGTGACGGAGGAACCAGCGCCGGTTGTCATGAACCTCGTGGGTGTTGAGCCCTCCACGAAATAATCAAGCCAGTAGGAGGCGATATTGACTTTCCAGATCAGCCCCGGTGTATATCCGCAAATCACAGATGACAGTCAGACCGTTGCTGCGTTCCCAACTAGCATTGGGGCGCTATCATTCGGCAGCCGTCGCGGAACTCTGAAACTCAAGTACATCACCAGCCAGCAAAACTTTCTGAACAACTTTGGCAACCCAGACGCTTCGTTTGGCTTCGGTCATTACAGCGCCTTACCATTCTTGCTCCAAAGCAGCTCGCTTTGGTGTCAGCGTGTTGTTGGCACAGGTGCTATGTACGGCCTCGGCGTATTCGTCAATAACTGGTATTACAACACTGGAGGCCTATCTGGCTTCTGGGAAGGAACCGACTATTCCTCCGTGCCACTCGGCAGTGACGTAGATAGTAGCCTGCTCAACCGAGAAGTCATTGATCTGATCTTTGACGGTCCACTTGTTGCAGGTAACACCGTCACGGTTACGATCAATAGTGTGGCTCAGGCACCAGTTGCCTTCACTGTTGATAACAATACCACGATGACTGCGATTGCCCAAGCTGCTCAGGCAGCTATGGACAACGTCGCTGTTGGTGGCTATGCCTATGTGGTGCAACGTCAGGCCAGCGGGCAGACGGCTAACCGTCGCATCGTTCGTTTAATCACTCCGAACAACTTTACCTCGACCGTCACTGCGACCGTTGGTGGTACTGGCACCAAGCCGGGCGTTTACGTCTACAACGCCCAATGGTTGTTCTTCACGCAGGCTGAGAACCCCGGTGCTTGGGGTAACAACGTCGCCGTGCAGATTTACTCCATTGATCAAGGTGTCAAGCAGCAGGTTGGCGTCTCGCTGAGCATGGCTCTTGTAACGTCTAACCAGATTTCTCTCACCATCAACGGTACGACTGTCACCCGGACATTCTCTACCGACAATAACACCACGCTGGCGGCTCTTTGCACGGCTATCCAGAGCACAACTCAATTAGCTGGATTCACTGCAACTCCAGTTAATCTGAACGCTGGTGTCAGTGCCAATAGAGAGATTATCATTACAGCTCCGGACTCCGTGACAAACATTGCGGTGACAAACGCGGCTGTTACTGGTGGCTCTCAGCAGGCCGTTATCTCGACTAGCACTTTGGTGAACAGTGTTCCCTACAACGGAACATTCACTCTCAAAGTTGTCGAGGGGCAGAATCTTCGTATTCCGAATGAGTTCTACACCGCTTCGATGTACGACATGATCAGCGGATTTGGCAATCAGCTCAACGTTGAGTTCCAAGTCAATCAGGGACCGACGCCGAGCGCGCGCCTGCGCCTGTACGCTAACCCCGCTCTGGCTGCAGGTGTTGTTCCGCAAGGGACCACTTCTATCAACACGGCTACGGGTGCTGGCTACTTGACGGGTGGTGCCGATGGCAATTTGCCGACCAGCGCCAACATCATCAGCGGCTGGAACGCTATGGCCGATCCAGAAACCGTCACGATCAGGATTTTGATCAATGGTGGTTACAGCACTCCGGAAGTTCAGCAGGCTATGGTCAACATTGCCTCGACCCGTCGTGACTGCTTCGCTATCATTGACATACCCAGCGATCAACAGGACTCAGCGAGTGCTGCGAATTATCGCAAGAACTCCATGAACGTCAACTCTTACTATGCTGCGGCTTACTCTCCGGATATCATGATCTTCGACCCCTACACGGGAAATCGACTGTTCGTGCCTCCGTCGGGTTATGTCGCTGCGCAGTTCGCCTACACCGACAAGAACTTTGCCGATTGGTTTGCCCCGGCGGGTCTGCGTCGAGGCGTCATCCCGAACTCTCTCGGGTTGAGGTATAACTACAACGAAGGTGATCGTGATCTGCTGTCGCAGGCTCAGGTCAACGGCATTAGGAACTACAGCGGTATCTTCCCGATTTGGGGCGAGTACACCCTGCAGTATGCCTCATCGGCCATGTCCTCTGTGTCAGTCGTTCGACTGATCATCAGGATTGAAACGTCTGTTGTGGACACTGCTAACTACTTTGTGTTCGATCCGAACAACTCGGCCACAAGGTACAGGCTGTCGTCAACGGTCAATGACTTCTTGACTCCAATCAAGCGAGCAGGTGGTCTTTACGACTTCTTGGTTGTCTGCGATGACAGTAATAACACACCGAACGTTGTGGATGCCAAGACGCTGATCATGGATATCTACGTGAAGCCAGTGCTGCCTGCCCTGTTCATCAGGATCAACACTCACGTGGAGAAGACTAGCGCCACGTTCACAGAGATCATCCAGATTAACTCTAATCCGACAGCTTGATCGGTTTGAGATAGGAGAACACAAATGCCTTCAATCTCGTTTGAACAGATCCAGGCGCTGCCGGATGTACTGCTCGATGATCGATTCGAGTTGCTCATCAACCCAAAGGGTGACGGCGCTGGTAATACCGAGGCTCTCACGCTGCGCTGTCAAGGCGCAGCGATGCCGGGTTCTCAGATCGAACAGGTCCTTGTTGGCCTGTCCGGTCATCAGGTTCACTTCCGTGGCCGAAAGATTTACCCCAACACGCTCGCCATTACTTATGTCGAGACGCACGAAGGTATCGTCATGACGACCCTTCGTCAGTGGAAGGAGTACATCGTTGGTAGTAGCTCCGGTAACGGCGCTTCTAAGCAGGATTACTCTGTCACGGCCACCCTCAATATCTTTGACGAGGGCGGCAATGTCGCTCTCTCCATCGACATTGAAGGCTTGTGGATCACTGACATTCAGGATACGCAGCTTAACGGTTCTGCCGCGCAGCCTTTCCTTGTTATGGTGACATTCAGCTATGACCGCGCCTTGCAGGATGGGGTTAGCATCAGCTAATTAGGAGGCTGATATGCTAAAAACAAAAGTAAGAAAACCTGCAAAGTATGGCTCTAAGCTGCACCGGAAACGGATCAGCCTTTCCAAGCTTAGCAAGAGTAGGGTTAACCCTAAGCATCATCGAAAGAAGATGCAGATGCTACAAAAGGTGTATGAGCATCACGAAAAGCACCTTATACAGCATGGAAAGCCGCCGCCGCGCAGCCACACCAACACGAAGTACTTAAAGAAGCTCAGTAGGTCCCTCTTCATGAGGTGAGATTTTCTGAAATCGATTGTAAACAAGAGGCGTAGGGACAACTCTACGCCTCTTTCTTTGGAGAAAATAGCATGGATATTGAGATTATGGATCTTCCGCAGTGTGTCTGCAGGGACAAATTTGCTGTCCTAATGTCTGGGACTAGTGAAGCTACTTCCAAAACGATCAATCTGCTCACTCAGAACGTTGAAGTGTTCCGTGGCAAGTCTAGCACTACCGTCAGTCTTCACCTAGTAGAGACTACCGATTTGGAGGCAAAGAAAGCCATCGAGGAGATCAAAGGACTAAAGACGATCAACCTAAAAGTCGTTTTAATGTCTACTGAGGATGAGATGCTTGACACTATAGAAGATGGTGCCTTTTTCTACTACCATGAGTCAATCCGATTAAGTAACGAGCTTCCTATTTCTCCGCTCTTAAGGGTTGTCGTTTTACGGTCTGTAGACTAATGGCGTTGAAACCCATTAGTCTCAATTTATCTTGTCAGACGGCGCGCCTTTTGTGCCGTCTGCGCCGAACCCTGTCGGCGACTTGTCTTGTTAGCGTCACCGAGATGATCCCGAGGGTGCCGTATGTCTAGCGTTAGGGGGTCGTTATGCCATCCATAAGCTTTGAGGATATTGTAGGGTTAGGCGATCCAGCGCCCGCTTGGCGATACTATTGCCAATTCCCAACAATCAACGGCTACTTTATCTCCCCACAAGCTGTCCAGCGTATAGGCCTTCCTCACGCAAGCGTAGAGGTTAATCCTACCTATATTGCCGCATGGGCAAAGAACTACCCCAAAGACGTAAGCGTTGGTCAACTTACATTCACACTCTTTGAAGACATTATATACTCCGCTATTCAGTATTTTATGGTGTGGAGATCATTGGTCGTCGATGACTCTGGCAATTATGGCATACCTGGTGGCCCTAACGGCTACAAGAAAGACATCCGAGTTGACTTGTTAGATTACACTGGAACGTCAGCTCTTTCGCTGACGTACATAGGTTGTTATCCAATGGGTCCAATGGAGTACATGCTAGACAGTGAGACCAGCCAAGTCGTCACAACGGCGGTCAATATCAGTGTGGACTCAGTAAAGATCGGTGGTCTAAACACCGACCCAATTCAGAACCCAGTAGCCGACTTTCTCGGTGGAAGTTGATAGGAGCAAAGCATGAGCAATAAAGGCGGAATGACCGTCTCGCATCTGAAGGTAGATGAGGTTGAGCGCCTCGGCCTCAAAAAGATCGAAAAGAAGACCAAGCCTCTTTCGGGGTTGGCGGCAGAATTTGAAAAGAACAAGAGCAATACTATCCATGGCCCGATGGACCCACCGAAGCCGGAGGATATTCTAACTACTGGCTTCAGCGCTCCCGGCATCGAAATACCCCCGATGCCTCGTCAGCCTGTGCAGCCCAAAGAGCAAGAGAAAGAGTGGTTCAGACCGACTGGCCTAGATCGTGGCATTCTGCCTGAACAACCAGAGAAGCCCATCTACCCAAAGACTAACCCAACGCCGGAACCTGAACCGCAGAATGAAATCAGAGAGCGTGAAACTCTGAGCGGTCGCACAGGTTATGACCGTTGGGAACCGCCGTCGAAGTCTCTGTGGTACAAGACGGACAAGCTAGAGGTTCGTCGTTTCACGATTGACGATCTACTAGTTCTCAATCGTGGTCTGCAACACAAGAACCTAACATCCCTGATTGACGGTGTTGGTCGAACGGTGGACTACGACGTTCGTGATCTAACTATCCCAGATTTCCATCATTTGATGGTTTGGCATCGCATCTACTCATATCTCAAGACGCCCTACACTGTCCGCTGGACCAGTAAGTATGGCAATGAGAATGAAACCACTATCAAGAACACTCGCTTTATCGTCAAGGAAGTAGGCCTGACGGCTGAAGAAGCTATGGCGTGGAAGCAGCGTGGGTTTGCCCCACCACGAGTTCGAGACTGGGAGTTCTTTGAAGAGAAGCTAGATGAGGATACTCGCTTCCTCTTCCTTCGCGCTCAGTATATCGATCTAGATGTGGTCAGTGATCGTATTGACGAGCTGCGTCGCCAGCGTGATCCAATGCCTACAGTTCGCGCTCGTATTGAGTACTTACGACAGGGTGGCACCGAACTGCTTGAAGACATTCGTGAGTTCAAGCAGGCTCTTGGTGAGTATGGTGTCACTGAGAAAATCAAGGTGGCAGATCGCTTCTTTGATCCTCAGAAATGGGTCGAAAAACTAGAGAAGAACATTGAGGAAATCAAGAACATCCAGCGCCTCAGTTCTGATTTGGACTTCTCTGAAGAAATGAATCTCCTATCTCTTGAGCTACGATCTATGAGCGAGCGAATAGAGCAAGGTGATATCATTACTCCTGACGAAGAGGAGGTCGCACTGACGTTTTCAGTTTTCAACTTGTTTCCCGGTATATGATGAAGAATCTCTAAACAAGCGCGTCTACAACCTGGCAATTTACACCAGCTTGCCGATTGATATGGATCACTCACCAGCCGTTCGGATACTTTATTGGTCTACTCAGCTGGAGAATGATAGAATCAAGCGCAAGTTGGATAACGCGGCCAGAGGGGGATGATATATGTCCAGCAGTTCTGTCGAATTTGGCACAACCTTCTTCGCGCGAGCGGACTTTCAGGTTGAAGCCAAGAAGCAGGATAGGTATGCAACTGATATCTATTCAGGGGTCAGCGAAACGTCTTCACTGACTGGCAGACTGCTGGGCATTGTCACTCATGGACAAAAGAAGTGGCGCAATAGAGTCATTGGCTTGGAGATGCTCTTAGTCAAGCGTCTTCACGATATTGAGAAGGCTGTCCTAGAGACGAGCAGGAGCCAATCGAATAACGGCGGCGGAGGTTTAGCAGGTATATTCGGCCAAGGCCTCTATGACATGTTGGACTCTATTCGTGAGCTCCGAAAGAAGTGGATGGGTAAGAGCGGCGTTGTTCCTGAAGAAATGATTGAGAGAAGCCCCAAGAAAGGTAGCGTGTTCTCTCGGATCAGGTCAGGTGTTAACAAGCGTCTTGGTGGTGTAGCAAAGGCAGCTAAAAGGCTTGGATCTGTAGTAGAAGCCCCACTAGCTAAGAAAGTTTTAGGTGCTATACCAAAAGGATTGTTGTCCAAAGGGCTCGGTCATATAATCCCAATGATGGGTGCATACGACCTGTTCCAAACAGTTAATGATATGCCCAAGATGATCAACAATCCAAACGTTGGTCCATCTATGTCAGAACAATTTAACGATTGGGGTGAAAAGAACCTTCCCTCGTTCATGACCTCTAAGGGGCATGAGCAATTCGCTAATTGGACTAGCGATATTGGAAAATCCGTTGAGAGCGTGTTTACCAAGGCACTTGATAGCACCTGGAAAGAAGTCAAGGCTTGGGGTCAAAACGTTTCGGACAAGACACAAGGCTTTGCACAAGACGCTGCCCTAAAGCTGCGCAAATCTGGCAAGGATATAAGCGACAGTACCCTTGATATAAAGGACAAGCTGGTAGGTGCAGTGCAGAGCGGTTTCACTTGGGTAACGGATAATTTCGAGGCTATTAAAATGAAGATGGCTTCAGCATTGGAGCTGATGCTTGACCCTACTAGTCTTCAAGACCTTAGCACTTGGCTGAAGGAATCGTTGCACCGATTAGCTGGCAAAATGCTAGGCGCGCTCGGGCTTGGTGGAAAACCTGGAACTAACACTCCTGGTTCTACTGGCGGTGCGACCACCCCATCGCAGAGCGGTTCGTGGTGGAGCGGAAACGGCACTCAGACTGCCAAGCAGGGAAGTTGGTGGAGTGGTGGCACAAATTCTTCTACGCCGGGGGCAACTAGCGGTAGCTACCCTATCCCTGCAGATGAGAAGGCTTTAGCTGACCACATCAAGCAGATTGCACCAAATCTGACAAATGAGCAGTGCGTGGAGCTAGCGAAAAAGTCGGTTGGGGCAGAAGGCAGTGTCTCATCGTGGCGTCGAGGTGATGATGTCATGAGCGGCAACATGAAGATTGGCACCCCTATCGCTACCTTTATGGATCGTAGAGGAAAGCAGTCTGACAAGTACGATGGTGGAGAGGGTGTAGGTGCTCCTGGAAACAACACCACACATGCTGCCGTCTTTGCTGGCTACCAGCGAGATGAGAACGGTGGAATAACTGGTATTAAGGTGTGGGAACAGTATAAAGGCAGTGGTGGCCCTTACACGCACGTTTATGCTGTTGGTGACAAGCGCGGTGGAGAAAAATCTGCTGAGAACTACGCGGCCATCAAAGATGAGCAAGGGAACTACCTTGGCGGCAAGAATAACCCAATGACGCCGCGCGAAGAGGGAAAAGGTGGAGCCTCGGGCGGTGCAGGTGCGAGCAGCCCCTTTGACACCAAAAGCAGCTTCAGCGCAGACGATATCAAGGATATATCGTCGGAGGGTAATCCAGCTTGGTCGAGATTTGGTCAGATGGATAAGCCAGAAGGTCTGATCTTCCACCACACTGGCTCGCGCGGCGGACCCGAGAGCGTGATGGACACGTTCAAGCAGCGAAATTTCCCCGCTCAGTTCATCATGGACAGAGACGGCCAAGTGTATCGCGCTCTCCCAGATGGTATGCGGGGACAGCACATCAGACCCTCAGAGATCAATGGGTTGAACAATAGCAATGCCTTAGGTGTAGAGGTCATCGCCAATGATGACAAGGATATTACGCCACAGCAGGTTGAAGCCAGCAAAAAGTTCTCCACGTGGGCATCGAAGAACTATGGCTTTAGTATGGACAATGTTTTCGGCCACGGTGAGATAAATCATCACAAGCAGGCCACAGAAGGTCACACTATTGTCGATGCCATCCGTCACGATCAAGGGCTTAGCTCAGAGCCGAAAGTTGGTCAGCCTTCCTTTATACCAAAGGAAGATAGGACGCTCTCTACCTTTATGGGTAGAGACCCAAGTGTTCGAGCCATTGTTTCGCCAAAGGTTGACACGGCTCCTGCAATGGAAGATGCTCCTGCTATGCTAGACAAGCCTAGTTCGTCTGCAACACCAGCTACAACTCCCTCTGGTACTGGTAGTTCTGGATCAGTCACTACAGCGCCGACTAATTCAGACAGCAGTGGATCATCTGGCTCTGCTCCTAGCAACAAAGACAGCGCAATGATCTATCGAGATGGATCAGGTATGAGAATATTCAATCCCTCAGAGTTTTCGTGAGGCGATCATGGCAGATAAGAAACCGCCTTCTGGTGGCAGCAACTCCTTTGTAGGTTCATTCCAAAATCGCATCTCTACCCTAAACAAGGTTGCTCAGGACGAGTTCGCCCTTGGGACGAGCGGTGTTGGCGGTCGTTCTCCTTTCCAGCAGTCTGGCCTTATTGCAGATGCTAGGAGTAGAGAGTCTAGACTGTTAGACCTATTCAAGAAGGCCTCCTCAAGCGCCTTCAAGGGAGCCAGTGGCGCACTCAAGGCTTCCTCTGAAAAGATCAGCACTGTTGCTACCAGCGTTAAGCAATCCGTTGACTACTATGTCCGAGCCGAAAACACATCAGACAAGACCTTCAACCGTCTCAACCGAGCGTTAGTCAAACAGCTTGATAGTCTGGAGAAAGCTGTTAGAGGGCAAGCACGAGGTGGTGGTAGTTTTCTAGATAGATTCCGTCCTGGTCCTGGCAATAAGAGAAGCTTCGCAAATCGGGCTATGTGGGGTCTTGGTGGTGCGTTACTAGCAGAACCTTTCACCGGTAACGACAAGTCTGCGGGTAGCGACTACGCGGCTAGCAGTCTACAAGGTGGTGCCCTTGGTGGAATATTTGGTTGGAAAGGTGGGCTTGTCGGCGCAGGCTTAGGTGCAGGTTATGCTGCCTATCGCCGCAACAAGCACTCTATCGGAAAAACCTTTGATTGGCTCAAAGATAAATGGTCTGGTTTAACTGGCTCAGTCAAGGCTGGGTTTAACAGTGCTAGAGATGTCTACCAAGACATTAAAGAAGGGGCATCTTCTATTTGGGGGAAAGCTGGCGACGCCATGACTTCTTTTGGAGATAACCTAAAGAAGGGTATGGACAACTTGTCGGAGTACAGCTCCGACTTGAAAAAGAAGGTGACTGACAGCCTTGATTCTTTCTCCAGTGACTCTTTGGTCAAGTCTACCCAAGGCGTTGTCACTTGGTTGATCGAGAGTTTGACCAAACGCGTTAAGGACGCCTTTAATTCTCTCTTGCAGGCTTTCGGCCTCGGTGGATCAGGCAGTGGTTCTGGAAGTGAAGGTGGATCAGGCGGAGGCGGTCTTCCCGGTGGAGCCGACTCTGCTGGTAGAGCTGGCCAAGGCTTAGGAAAAGATGTTGCGGGAGCTATGCTTGACAGTGCCAGAGCCAAGATAGGTTCTGACGCTACAGGTATTGACAGCATCGACCTTAAAATGGGTAAGATGACCGATGAGGAAAGAAAGGCCTACAAAGGTTCTGAGGAGTTTCAACATGACAAGCGGCAAGACGCTTGGCAGAATGGCAAAGCCTTTGATGACCCCTCTAGACTGAAGTGGGGTGAAGAAAAGGTTGATGCTACTCCTCATACACAGGTCGAAAAAGGGGCGTTCGTTCGTGAAAAGATCCAAAGTCAGTTAGAGACTGAGGGTGCCAAGAACGGTCTAACGTTTGATAACCCAAGAGCTGTTGCAGCGGCCTTTGCCGGTCAAGCCCAGCAAGAGAGTAAATATAACCCAGATACGGTCCATGATAATGGGACCGGGTATGGCATGTTTGGCCATAGACTAGACAGGAAAGATGCTCTTCTAAGCTGGCTAGATAAACAAGGTTTTGCAAAGAACAGCATGGAGGGTCAGTCTCGGTTTACCGCCCATGAGTTCTTGACAAATCCAAAGTATGCCAAGCTTCGGGAGATGGCAAAGCATTTGACGCCTGATCAAATTCCGGAGTTTACACGGGCGGTTAGAAAGATTTTTGAATCGCCTAATCCAGCACTAGCAAATGATGACAATCGAATTGCAGGTGCGCTCTCATCTTTCAAGAATGAGCCACCTAGAGAGGCTGCTAAAGGGCACTCTGATCTGCCGCAGGGACAATTGCCCTCAATGTTCGCCAATACTGGCGTTGCTGGTCAAGGTGATACCAAGTCTGCTTTTGCAGGCTTTGGTGCAGGCATTACACCTGGTACATACGGTATCAATGATGGCGCTGATACAAAATTTGGTGACCGTCAGAACTTTCCGATGATTGGTTCATTCGATGGCGATGACTCTGTTGGCGATGCTACTGCTAAAGCTGGTGGTGACGTTACCGCAGAAAGTGCTCCGGACGTAAAGAATCCAACAACGGCTGCTTCTGGATCAAGCGACACGTCAACACCTTCATCTGGCTCTCAGAGTTCTTCATCCTCTGCACCGCCGCCCAGCTTAGATAGCGTTCCTGCTCAGAACAAGGATGCTCGGCTCTGGCTGCTTAACCATACAGATATTTGTTGATCGGAGAATAGACATGTCAACAGATGGAAACACTCTTGGCGATTTAGCAGCTTCTGGTATTGGTTCCATTTACAATAAAGCTAGTGAGTTGGGTACTGGTCTAGTTGATGCTACAAATAAGTGGGCTGGAAAGACATTCCCTGATTGGAACACCGATACGGGTTCTCAAGACGTTTCATCTACAGAAAGCACCAAAAATATAAACTACGTCATGAGGTTGTACGACATCAACAATAGCAGTCTAAGCATCATGGCAAATGTTCCAAGAAGCTTTGATTTTCAGCTCCAAAACTCTTGGACAGACGTGTTAAGCGTTATCAGAGATGTTGCAGGTAGTACAGGGTTTGGTGGAAGTGAAGTGGCAGCCTTAAAAGGCGTACAGGCCTTCTCTGGAACAGTCCTATTGCCGCAATTCCTAACTCTACAGTGCTGGCAAGGTACGTCTCCGCTGGAGTTTCAGTTACCGATGGTGTTCAACGCTGTCAATGACCCCTTAGTAGACGTTGTTGCACCCATTAAAAAACTGATCATGATGGCTTCTCCTAACAGAGTAGGCGTTGCTCTTCATGCTCCTGGACCAACTCTGTCAGAATTGATAGATAGCAAGGGAGCTTTCAAAGGGTTAAAGCGTCTTTTGAACCTACGCATCGGCAAGAACATCAACATTCAAGGGCTGATCATCAACAGTCTACGTGTCGAGTGGGAGAACCGCTATACGTCAGATGGCTATCCAATCGCCGCTATTGCTGAGGTTGGCCTCAAGACGTATTGGACGTATGCTCAGAATGATTACGTAAACATGTTCTTTCCAAACGTCAATGTCCAACCAAGCTCTTGATTGGAGATAGCCATGTCGGGTTCATCAACAAACTATGCGGACAAATATAATAGGACCAACATTTTGGCTACTGTTTATCGAGAGAATGACGGATACGTGCTAGACGCTCTTGACCAAGAGATACTCAACCTAGTCAACAACATCACAACGTTCACCGAACACACGTTTGTTGACGGCGAGGTATTCACGACTTTGGTATACAATGCCTATGGTAACACCACAATAGCATGGTTCATTGCCTACTTTAACGGCTTCTACCACCCATTCGATTTGCAGGCTGGTATGATTATTAGGTTTCCAGCCTTATCCGACGTTGACAAGACCCTGATCACTCAGTATACACCTGCTAGCTCTTTGATGATAATCTGAGGCTCACAATGTTCCAGTTACAGAATGAGGTAAGGTGCGCCATATCTCTCGCCACTGGCGCAGGTGACGAAATACCGATTGGTCCTGGTCAAATTAGGCACCTATCTACTTTTGAAAGCAAAGACCAGCACCTTCCATCTTGCAACTTGTCGTTTGAGGACATAACGGACACCGTTGCTCGGGCCTTATTGGCAGATGGTACCAAAATCAACGTCATGTTTGCACCAGATCAAGACGGATCGAGGCAGTATACCTTCCGTATGTTCGGCACAAGCGGAATATCGAATACGGCTTTGGGTAGACACATTGACGTGACAGGTATTGCTGATGCCCCAAAATACTTTCGCAGCATTCAAACCAAAGCTATCAAAGGGACCGCAGCCGACGTTGCTAGGCAAATAGCTTCACAAGCAGGTTTCAAAGCAGACGTTGACTCCACCAACGATCAAATGACTTGGCTCCCATCTAACAAGGTGATGTCTCAATGGCTGAGACACATTGTTGGACACGCTTTTGCCGATGCCCAAAGCCACATGCAGCTTGCTATCACTGACATGGACGGCAGTGGTCAATGGGCCTTGCGCATGAAAAACATCACCAAAGTAGCTCAAGGTGGACACGCTGCTGTTCTTGCTAGCCTTGGTTTTTCTAATCCAGGTGAAGTTGCGCTGTATCACCATAAGATCAGCAGTAACAGTGGGTTCAATAACAACACCTATGCCTACGGTTCTGAGGTCAGCCAGCCTCAGATCAATGGTGATCTAGAGAGCTTTGAGAAAGCCCTAGTAAACTCCGCCTCTCAATTCCTGCAGATAAATTCGCAGATCAAGAACCTCGTAGGTACGTCTTTCCGAGAATGGTTGCCGCCTTCAGTGGGTAACGTTCACAAAAAGTTTGCCGAAGCTCGTAACCAAAATCGTAGGTTAGCCGCGTCTTTTAGCACAGTGGTAGATTCTCTTCCAGTTTCGTTCACCAAGTTTGGCATTTTAGACGCCATCCAGTACAACTTGGCGAACCTAGTAGGAGACGGTTTAGACCAAGCCTACAGCGGAAAGTATGTGGTGACAAGCCGTACTCGCCACTTACAAGGAACCAGATACGTTGAGAGAATCAGCGCGACTTCGCAGGGTACTAACAAAGATGGCTCCGGTGTTCTGATGAGCGGTATGGATGCTAGCTTAGGTCAAATCGTTGATACTGTTTCGGGTGTATTGAACGGTAGTGGGTTATCTCAAGTAGCAGCCGCCGTTACTCAAATAGCAGGTACTACTGCTGGTATCACAAAGCTGCTTGCAAATAAAGGTGGTTCTCCAACCACTATAACAACAGGCTTCATTATGGACATGATCGACACTGCTGTACCAGGTGCTAGCGTGGCCGTCAATCAGTCTACCGTTAGGTCTATTAACAAAGACTTGCAGGCAGGTAAACCCTTATCAGCAGCCTCTATTAGTGCGCTTGCCTCTGACCTAACGGCGGATGGTGTCTTTCTGACAATCGGCCCAATAGTCAAACAGATCGTGACTCAACTCAATTCCAAGGTAAGATAAAATGCTCAGCCTAGGTCGTGATATCGAAGACGAACTCAACGAGCTGACGAACCGTAAATTCTACGGTGTTGTCGTTGACAACAATGACCCAGAGAAGTTGCAGAGGATCAAGCTTCGCATTGCAGGTCTACACGACGACTTGAAAGATGAAGACTTGCCTTGGACATTTCCATCGAACGCCAATACTCACAATAATGGCGGTGGTACTACTGGACAGCTTGGTCCTATCCCCCCTGTTGGCACAAAGCTGCATATGAAGTACCATGACGACTCTATGTACCATGGCTACTATGAGGGATCAGTCACGACGAAGGAGCAGCGCCTAAAATCTCTGACTACTGGAGATCACGGCAAAGACTACCCAAATGTCCACGGTACAGAAGACGCTAGCGGTACTTTGCATGCTATTAACACCAAAAGAGACACCGTTGACTATACACATGTGTCTGGTACCGGGTGGTCTATTGATGGAAGTGGTAATTTGCAGGTTAACGTAAATGGTGGCTATGACAATAAGAATAAAGACGCCACTAAAGGAAAGTATCCGACAGGCGCTAATTTTAGAATCACCGGAAATGCTACCGTAGTGATTGATGGTGGCTTGCCCATACAGGCTACTGGGAGTGTATCTATTGTTTGCAATGGTGACGCCAGCATCGCTGCTTATGGTAACACCAGCATCTCTTGTAACGGTAACGCCGCAATATCGGCTAAAGGTAATGCCTCCGTTGCTTGTAATGGTAACGCTTCTCTGGCCGCTAAGGGTAATGCCTCTGTATCGGGAGATGGGGGTGTAACTGTTAGTGCAGGTGGCGCTCTCAATTTAGTAGGCAGTTCAATAGCTTTGTCTGCTGGTGCAATAACGAGTTCAGTCCCAATTGTCTTAGGCGGAGGCGGATCGCACTCTACTAACAGCACTGTTGGGAACGTTAACAAACTAGACCAGCCGCAGGCTTTGACGGGCAGGTCTAGGCCGACTGCTGTAGCAGTTAACGACTCGACAACTGATTGAGGAAGCCACAATGGCTAATCCAAACATAGTAGCCAAGTCGCTGACCTTCGACATAACTTGGCTGTCGGACATCAATACGAATTTTGAAAATAGCGTCCCACAGACTTTGGTGTATGCTATTGAGGAAATAAACGGCCTCATCATCAACGTGCTAACCACACGTATTGGTGAAGAATGGTGGGAGCCTCTGTATGGGTCTAATCTGCCGCTCAGAGTGTTTGACCCAATCAATGACACGACTGCTTGGTTACTACAGCACGACATTGAAGACGCTCTTGCTACTTGGGTACCCTTGATAACGGTCGATAGGTCTAGCAGTAAGATAAAGCCTTATCCTGATCTCAAGCTTTACGATATCCAATTAGCCTATGTTGTCCCATCAATGTTCGTTAAGACGTATTATCAATTCCAAGTCGGCCCTAACCAGGGATAAATGTCATGACAGTTCCTACCGTCGTATTAAACCCATCCACCCCGGATTTCGACAGTATCTTGAGCCAGTTCGAGACTGCGCTATCTTCGCAAGGTGCTTGGAACAACTTGCTGACCTCAGCTACAGGTCAGACCTTGTTAAGATTCATGGCATCAGCAACCGCGCTAGAAATGGGCGCGGTTGAGAGAGCCCAGCAAGAGACTATTTTGGATACGGCCAGACTATCGAGCAGTATCCTGCGCATTGCGCGTATGCTAGGCAACCACATTCAGCGCCGTAACCCAGGGCAGATCGATGTCACTGTCACGTTGACAGATGCTACGCTGAGTGCTTCTGGTTACAGCATTCCAGCTTACACACCGTTTGCGTTAGGTGGCATACCGCTATTCAACCGCACGGCTTTGGTATTTTTACCGGGGCAGCTATCAGTTACCTCTACTTTTTATGTGGGTTCTGTGCAGTCAGTTTCGGTTGTTAGTGATGGAACTCAGTTTCAAAATTTCCAAATTGGCCCGGCTGATTACAGCTTGAGCGATCAAGATATCTATGCCACCGTAGACGGTGAAATTTGGAGCAAGACCACTTTGGGGTTGTGGCGGTATACGGCTTTAGATAAGGTGTTCTATGAAAACACATTACCTAATGGCCAAGTCGCAATCATGTTTGGTAATGGTATCTATGGATCGATGCCGCCTGCGGGTGCAACAATCTCGTTCAACTATGTTAGTGTTCTTCCAACGTCTGATCAAAACGTGCCTACGGGCACCAACATTACGTCGTCTATTACCGGCGTAACCGCTGTCAGCACTGGTGGGCTTTCTGGTTATCAAGATGCGTTGCCTGCTAGCTTCTACAAGATGATGGGCCCATCTATTTTTTCTGCCAACGAAAGGGCAGTTACTCGCTCTGACCACAAAGCCCTGACTCTTCAATACCCTGGAGTCATTGACTGCGTATGGCTTGGTCAAGCTGAGATAAACCCTGGTGATCTTCGTTGGATGAATGTCGTGCAGGCGACCCTGCTGACAGAGAGCCCCTGGTCAGATTTTGACTGGCAGACCTTTGTCAATTGGTATCAAACCCAGGTCGGAATGTCTACAGTCCAAGTTGTCCGAAAAGACCCTGAGTCAGTTAATCTTACTCTAGATATTTCCATATACTGCTTTAACCGCGCATCTCTCAGCAATGTCCAACTGGCGGCTCAGCAGTTTATCACCAACTACTTCGCTAAGAAGGTTGGTTCGCTCGGTGCTAACTACCAGTTGAGTGACCTAATCAACGGCATCAAAGATGGGATCACTGACAACGAAGGATCATTGATCGACTATATCACGATCCAACAGCCAACAAATCCGATCGTTCTTCGCCCAACTCAATGGCTGAGCGTTACAAACCCGACGGTCAACATGTACTACTCGACACGCGGAAATCCCCGCGTTCTAACGATTGCGGGGTGAAAATATGGTTGATCCAATCTCAACCGCCGAGGAGCTTTACCCGTCAACGGACGGTATGCAGCAAGTCTCTAGAACAGAAATACCAGCGGGCTATGACCTATCTTTGCTACTCAGCTACACGTTCAGGAATAAAGATTGGGTCCTAGCCTTCTCTGACGCCGCCAGCAATATTACCTACACCAATGCTGCTCAACAGCGTCAGCTCCTAGCTGTTAGTCGTGAACCAGAAAACGTCGATAGGTCGATCAAGATATCCCTAGCAAAGATGTTGGGCTTAGATTACCAGAGCGATTCTTTTGCTGATAAGGACTACGATCGATTGGTAAACTTCCTTGGGGTATATAACCCACAGAAGGGACCTGATCACTTTGTCAGCTTCATGGGCTTCCTAAAGAATAGTTACATCACTTTGATTCGCTTGTGGACGAAAGATTATCAGAGTTTCTTACCGGGTATTCCTCCAGGTGAAACTACCATATTTAAGGGTGGTGATTGGTATCCAACTTCTCACGTTGGCGTCGCATATGATCCATATGCGACGGATACTCAGCTACTAGATGCACCCCATTTGAAAGATCTCTTCTACCAAATGGCCCCAATCAATTTGGTGTTGCTGTGGGTTGGAGAAGTACTGCGTGGCGACCCGATGGGTCTGCATTTTGGCTTAGCCTCAGTAGCTTACACCAAGCTGCTAGGCAAGATCAGCCAACCAAAGACCATATATGGGTATTATGGTACAGCCAGTTTCTTTAGGAATTACCTGTTTGGGACCATCAGTTATCCAGCATCCCAAGCGACAAATTACAACTTCCAACCTTGTATTCCACCGATCTTATTTGGAATACAGAACCCATCTATGGTCACAGAAGACGGCACCAATGTAATCACCGACACTAACCAGAACATCGAGTTCGGGTTGTAAACTCTGCATATCAAGGAGATAATAAATGTCTACTACCAGTCTAGCGGGTGTAACCAACGCAGGTATTGCTGCTGCCATCGCTGCGGGTAGCAGCGGCCCTCTTGTCCAGATCGTTGGGTTCACTATCGGTCAGTCCAGCGCCGCTGATGGGGCCTACTTTGATCCCACCAATACCGCAGTAGATAACCTACAATACACGGGTACTGTCTCCCAGATGACTTATCAGGTCATCAGTGCGAATGCTGTGCTATTTAGCATTGTCTTGGATCAATCTGTCGGTAACTTTAATGTCGGCCAAGTCGGTATCATGCAGGCTGGTGGCATTATGTTCGGCAAGCTGGTCTACGCTAACCAGACAGCCAAATTCACAGGTTCTCCGCCAGTCAGCCTAGGTAACTACCTTGTGCTGGAAGTCGTATTGGAGATGAACAACATCAGCTCAGCGTTGGACTTGAGTCTCATCCAAGCTCAGTACTCCAGCCTGCCTGAAGTTGCCACTGAGCTGTTGCTTCCTGCCGCCAACACTACACCCTACAATGCGTGGATGGTTGATAATCACACGCATCTTGGTGAGCCAACTGTTGCGCTGCGCCTCGGTAACACTTGGTATCATGTTCCGCATCATCCAAATCCGGGTGAGGCTATCTCTGAGTTTGCTACTGCTCCGACTAGCTTCTCAGCAGATTTGACTGGTAAGGTAGTTGCTTTCAACTCTCTCACCAATTTGATTGTTCCTGCCAACTCCACAAACGTGCCAGCATTTGCACCGATCGGTGTAGCGATGAGTTCGTCGCGCGTGATCACTGTGGGTCAGATTCCAGGTACAGCCGTTGGCTTATCAGGTGCACTGACGCTGTTCACCAAATACTACGCTGATGGTGGAACCAACGCGGGTAAGCTAACTACAACGCCAAACAGCTACCCTGTAGGCGTGGCGATCAGCACTACGGACATTTTCATTGATTGTTCGGGCGGTTTCGTCAATCTGACCTATGACGAGTTGATTGCTTACATCAACAACCTGCAGTCGCCGTACAACATCCACTACTTAGTTGATACCAGCACGACAGTCAATCTGATCTACGGTACAACTAACCCGACCTTTGGTGCTTACCAAGACGGTATGATGCTTGAAATCACGCCGAATAACACCAATACTAGTGCCGTTGTTCAAGTATCTGTTCCAGGGCAAGGTCTACAAACTCTTGTCCATGCCGACGGTACTCAGCCCGCTGTTGGTGAGCTTGTAGCCGGTCAAAAATTCCTAGCCGCCTATGACTCTACCCTAGCTAAAATCGTGATACTGTCAGGTCCATCTCTGGCGTTCCTAGACGCAAGGTATCCAAAGCTATCACTGCCTGCTGGTAGCAACTTTTACGTCAACGCCTCGACTGGTAACGATGCCAATCCAGGAACGCTGGCACTGCCATTTGCTACGCTACAGGGCGCAGTTAACACCATCTCCAATAACTACATGTCATTCACGGGTGTAACTCTGAACGTGGCGAATGGCACCTACGCAGGTGTGAGCTTTTCACAGTCCTTGATCCAGAAGTGGACTGTGATTGGAAACCCCTCTAACCCGAATCTGTGCGCGGTGAACTCTCCGTCGTCATCAGCTCCAGGTCGATGCTTCCTCAGCTATGGGGTTCAGGTATCACTTAATGGGTTCAAAACGACGTCCTATTATGAGAACATAGGGTCTACAGCTGGTGGTTATGTCACTTTGAGCAATATGATCCTAACGACACCTAGCAACTCTGGTGCTCCAGTCATAGGTTGCTATGAGGCCTCCCAAGTGTGGCTATTCAGTAACATATCCTACACTGGCACTGGAAGTTGTATGGCCTTCTTGGCCGTGACTCAAGGCTCTACTGCCAACTTTGGCTATCAGGACTACTTTGTCACCTACAACTGCTCGGTGAGCTTTTCCGGGACAAGCACTTTCTTGTATACGATTTACGTTGGACAAGCTGGGTCTATTCAAGTCACACCAGCTGTTACTACTCTGTCAGGATCTGTTACAGGCAGCAGGTACAACGTAAACTTGAATGGGAGCATCAATACCAATGGCTCTGGGGTAAACTATTTTCCTGGAAGCTCGGCTGGTAGCACAAACACTGGTGGACAATACTCGTAAGGAGAACAGACATGCTATACAATGTAGCTAATTGGTATTGGTTGAACAAGGTTACTGGGGAGATATACTCGTCTGCCCAAAGAAAGATTGTACCAGCTAATGATCCAACCTATTTGGGTTGGCTCTGCTCTCCAACAAACCCAGCAGGTAACTCTCCAACAGATTGGCCCAAAGATGAGACTGGGGCTATCACCTACGCCGCATTGGATGCAGTGTTGGAGAGTGCGGGTCTACCGGCAACGGGTTTAGCTGTGTCTGCAACTCAGACCTTGCTGAACTACGCGGCTAGCAAGCAGACCTACTACCTAACGGCGCAGTACACGCTGAACATTGGCACAACCGGTTCTCCAGTAGAAGCCAGGGTGACGTTTGACGTGAACTCTCAGCTCCTTTGGATGAAGGCTATGCTGTGGGGCATGGCTAATCCAACAGCAACAACGGTGTACCAGTATCAAGACGCCGCTGGAAACAACTTTGCTCTGACTCCAACAGAGGCCAACTCTCTTGGTTCACTGGCTACAGCTTTGGACAATCAGATCGTCTTGACGTACAACCAAATCGTGGCGGCTATCAACGCTGGAACAATAACTACATCTGCACAGATTGATTCTCCACCGTCTGGGATCAATCCCTGGCCAACAGTTGGATGACCCACTGAAAAAGCGAGCCGCGCAATTTTTGAACGGCTCGCTTTTTCTTTGTCAGGAGACAATTATGTTCCCAGTAGCACCAACTTCTAGCTTCACCTACATCAAGGTTCCATGCTCGTTCGCCGCCTTCACAGATAGCATCATGGAGCACATTAGGAGTAGGAATGCAGGTAGCTTGGAGGGAGCCATAAATAGGTTGATAAGTAGGTCATTTGACGTAGAGTTTACGGATAGTCAGGCCACGTATCTACGAAGTACCCAGATAGAAGTCGATGAAGATGGACTTCTCAGTCACGTGGTATTTGCGGTTGATGCACTAGTCGATGGTGTGAAATTGGGCAAGCAATTGGAGTTCACAATAAGGTGATCCAGACAAAATAAAAGGCTGGGTTTAAAACCCAGCCTTTTATTTTTATAGGTCGATCAATACGCCGCCTGAGTCCATCCTAGATGCTTTACTTAGTGCTTCTAGCCCCCTGCTCGTCAGTATGTAATACGATACTCCCGTGTCCTCGTCAGTTGCTACCGTGATAAAGTTTATCGCTCTCAGGGCCTCCGCAGCCTCTTTGACCTGCACTCCCTTCACGCGGATGATGCGAAAGCTTCCACCCCGAAGCTCTTCTAGGATTTCTTTCTCCAGACGTGTTAGGACTACTCTGGCCATCGTACCCTCATACTGATTGGGGCGGCTTGATTGCCGCCTCAATTATTGTAGCGTATCCGATCAGCCGCCACGGGTCTTGGCGATGGAGGACAGCGTGACACTACCCGGCAGGATCTTGTCGAGGCCGACCATCTGTCCCGCACCCTCGAAACCCTTGGCAATGCGAAAAGTCATTCCCTTGGCCCGCCCAGCCAAGTCACCGAGAATGTCCTTCAGAGAAGCCTTGGGCCCCTCATAGCTATGCTCCATTTCACCAGCGATGGTGACCTTGATCGTGTCACCAGTCACAACCGAAGCCGCGATAGGCTCGCTCGGAACCCCTTCCGTGGGAACAGCGGTAGCCTCAGCCTCCTGCGGTGTAGTCTCAGAAGCAGCGGTCGTGGGGGTTTCCGTTGTCGGGTTCTGTTCCGACTGCGGAGTGTTCTCCTGACCGTTGTTCTCATTCTCATTCGACATGATTCAGTCCTCTTTGCTCTAATTACAGCCTTATCTCCACTGACTTGGCGAGCGGCTGCTCTTTCTCACCAAGAATCTCTTAGATGAATTTGCGGCAAGTAAAGTCCCAAGGACGAGGCTCTCTCGGAATGACGAGGTTGACCTCATTGACTTCGTGATTGCCGTTCACCCAATTCTTGAACAGCCACATTCCCATGCTTGAGGCGATGCAACACGTTTCCGCAATG